AGTTTATTACTTTCAGAAAACACAATTACTGCTGATGCTTCAACTGCTCTTCAATATCTTGGAGATAAAGGTGTTGTTGAAATCAATAGTAGTAACTTAGATGTAAGAGAAGGTGATTGGATTGGTGTTCCAGTTGTAGAAACTACAACAACTAATACAATAACCGTTAACGTGTCTGATGGTGATGCATTTTCTCAGATATCAGCAAATACTGTAAAATATTACGATGGTACAACAGATTTTGGGGGGCCAGTTGAAGGTAATTATCATTATTTTAACTTCCAAAACTCGAACGGCGCAAATAATTTTTTAGCACTTTTAAATCAAACTGATATTGGTTCTTTTACCGCTGTTGACTCAAATGGTGATGACACTACAGTTTTTACATTTAATGGCACTGACGTAGATGCTCAAATATACATTCACTCAAGCGGCAGAACTGTTCAATGGAAAAAATCAAGTGGTACATTTACATCACTTGAACCAAGTGATGATTCTAACATAGCCAACAGCGCTCTGATTGCTGAATTTACGTCAACCATTAATACAACTACATCATCATCAACCACAACAACTCCACTTACAACAGGTGCTGAAGGTATTATACGTTACAACAAAGACGAAGGCCGATTTGAAGGTTACAATGCAGAAGGTTGGGCTTCACTTGGTGGTTTAGAAACTAATGAGGCTGGTGATAATATCATTACAGGAAATTTAGTCGTATCAGGCGACATTACATCTACTTCAGATGAAACACTAAAAGATAACATTAAATCAATCGAAGGTGCGTTAGATATCGTAACAAAACTTTCTGGTAAAATGTTTACAATGAAATCCGATGAAACTCAAAAAGAAAAAGTTGGTTTTATTGCACAAGAAATTGAACAACATTTACCTCAAGTTGTGTCAACAGACTCTAACGGCATCAAATCCGTATCTTATGGTAATGTGGCTGCGTTATTAGTTGAGGCTATCAAAGAGTTGAACCAGAAGATAGAAGATTTAAAGAAATAGGAGGTCAGGTCAATGGCCTTTAAAATATCAACTTACAACAAAAACCATACAACAAAGTACGGTGAACCTTATCTATGGGGTTCAGGTGATGTTACAACACTCCCTTCAAACGAAACCAAGATCACGGCTTCAGATGGGGCTGCTGATGATTCCTTTGGCGGGTCAGTTGCTGTAGGGTGCGGTAGAATAGTGGTAGGGGCTTACCAAGATGACGACAATGGTTCTGCTTCAGGCTCAGCCTACATCTTTGACCTTGATGGAAACCAATTGACCAAGATCACGGCTTCCGATGGGGTTCTTAATGATTTCTTTGGCGAGTCAGTTGCTATAGGCTCTGGTCGAATAGTGGTAGGGGCTTATGGAGATGACGACAATGGTTCTCAATCAGGCTCGGCCTACATCTTTGACCTAGATGGTACTCAATTAGCCAAGATCACGGCTTCCGATGGGGATACACAAGATAGATTTGGCGGGTCAGTTGCTGTAGGGTGCGGTAGAATAGTGGTAGGTGCTGAACAAAATAGCGACAATGGTTCTTATACAGGCTCAGCCTACATCTTTGACCTAGATGGTACTCAATTAGCCAAGATCATGCCTTCCGATGCTGCTGGTGGTAAGTTATTTGGCCGATCAGTTGCTGTAGGTTCAGGTAGAATAGTGGTGGGAGCTTCTGGAGATAGCACCGCCTATATCTTTGACCTAGATGGTACCCAATTGGCCAAGATCACGGCTTCCGATGGTCCAACTAATAATTTTTTTGGCAATTCAGTTGCTGTAGGTAACGGTAGAATAGTGGTAGGGGCTGATGATGATGACGACAATGGTTCCAATTCAGGCGCTGCCTACATCTTTGACATAAATGGAACTCAATTAGCCAAAATCACGGCTTCCGATGGTGCTGATGGTGATAGATTTGGGGAAGCAGTTGCTGTAGGTAACGGTAGAATAGTGGTAGGGGCTTGGGCAGATGACGACAATGCTTCTGCTTCAGGCTCAGCTTATGTCTTTGACCTAGATGGAAATCAATTGGCCAAGATCACGGCTTCTGATGGTGATGTTGCTGATCTATTTAGCAAATCAGCAGTCGCTATAGGTAACGGTAGAATAGTGGTAGGGGCTTACCAAGATGACGTAGGTGCTAACGAAAATCAAGGCTCAGCCTACATCTACGAAACACCAAGAGTTTATACACCATACGATTTAATATACAACGAGGTTTAACACATGGCATTTTATTCAGGATCAAAAACAAATCAAAATTTAGTCTTTGGAGATAAAGGTGAGATAAGCAATAGTTCATTTGCTTATAGTGAGGCCGCTACAGTTGCAAGCACAGAAAACAAGATCACACCTTCAGATGGTGCTTCTGCTGATGAATTTGGCTATTCAGTTGCTGTAGGTTCAGGTAGAATAGTGGTAGGGGCTTATTTAGATGACGACAATGGATCTGCTTCAGGCTCAGCCTACATCTTTGACCTTGATGGCACCCAATTAGCCAAGATAACAGCTTCCGATGGTGCTGCTGATGATCGTTTTGGCCGATCAGTTGCTGTAGGTAACGGTAGAATAGTGGTAGGGGCTAGGGGAGATGCCGACAATGGTTCTGGTTCAGGCTCAGCCTACATCTACGACCTAGATGGAACCAATGAAACCAAGATTACAGCTTCCGATGGTGCTGCTGATGATACCTTTGGCTCTTCAGTTGCTATAGGTAACGGTAGAATAGTGGTAGGGGCTTCTTCAGATGACGACAATGGTTCCAATTCAGGCTCAGCCTACATCTTTGACCTAGATGGAACCCAATTGGCCAAGATCACAGCTTCTGATGCTGCTGCTTTTGATTCCTTTGGCCAATCAGTTGCTGTAGGTTCAGGTAGAATAGTGGTAGGGGCTTACCAAGATGACGACAATGGTAGTGCTTCAGGTTCAGCCTATATCTTTGACCTAGATGGAAATCAACTGGCCAAGATCACGGCTTCAGATGGAGCTTCTGGTGATTATTTTAGCGATTCAGCAGTTGCTGTGGGTTGTGGTAGAATAGTGGTAGGGGCTTATGGAGATGACGACAATGGTAGCGATACAGGCGCAGCCTACATCTTTGACCTAGATGGTACCCAATTGGCCAAGATCACACGTTCAGATGCTGCTGCTGAAGATAAATTTGGCTCTTCAGTTGCTATAGGTAACGGTAGAATAGTGGTGGGGGCTAATAGAGATGCCGACAATGGTTATGGAACAGGCTCGGCCTATATTTTTGATTTAGACGGAAACCAATTGGCCAAGATCACTGCTTCAGATGGTGCTGCTCTTGATAACTTTGGCATATCAGTTGCTGTGGGTAACGGTAGAATAGTGGTAGGGGCTTATTTAGATGACGACAATGCTTCTTCTTCAGGATCAGCCTACATCTACAACACCAACGAATACTACGACGATTATGTAGAAAAAATTGCTGATAATAGAATTGGCCAATACACAAGATTAACAGGATAAAACTATGGCATTTAAAACAACATATTCACAATACGACAATAAAACAGGCCTATTTTCAACAGAAGGTGCTTTAGATTTAACGACAACCCCTTCAAATGAAACTGTAATACAATCCTCAGATGCTGCATATAATGATAGCTTTGGCTCTTCAGTTGCTATAGGTAACAGTAGAATAGTGGTTGGGGCTGAAGGAGATGACGACAATGGTGATGAATCAGGCTCAGCCTACATCTTTGACCTAGATGGCACTCAATTAGCCAAGATCACCGCTTCAGATGGTGCTGCTAATGATAGATTTGGCAAATCAGTTGCTGTAGGCTCTGGAAGAATAGTGGTGGGGGCTGTATATGGAAATAACGACATTGGTGCTGTATCAGGCGCAGCTTACATCTTTAACCTTGATGGTACCCAATTGGCCAAGATCACCGCTTCAGATGGTGCTGCTGATGATCAATTTGGCTGGTCAGTTGCTGTAGGCTCTGGTAGAATAGTGGTGGGGGCTTATAGAGATGACGACAATAGTACTGATTCAGGCTCAGCCTACATCTTTGACCTTGATGGAACCCAATTAGCCAAAATCACACCTTCAGATGGTGCTGCTAATGATTACTTTGGCCGATCAGTTGCTATAGGTAACGGTAGAATAGTGGTAGGGGCTGAGAGAGATGACGACAATGGTGGTTCTTCAGGCTCAGCCTACATCTTTGACCTAGATGGCACCCAATTGGCCAAGATAACAGCTTCAGATGGTGCTTCTAGTGATGAATTTGGCCAATCAGTTGCTGTAGGTAATGGCCGTATAGTGGTAGGGGCTCTTTATGATGACGACAATGGTACTGATTCAGGCTCAGCTTACATTTTTGACCTAGATGGTACCCAATTGTCCAAGATCACGGCCTCCGATGGTGTTGCTTATGATAGATTTGGCCGATCAGTTGCTGTAGGCTCTGGTAGAATAGTGGTGGGGTCAGATGATGAATCAGCTTACATCTTTGACCTTGACGGTAACGAATTAAAAAAGATAACACCCACATCAACAAATGGTACTAATTTTGGTAATAAAGTTTTCATAGGAGACGGTAAAATATTAATATCACGTAGTGGAAATGGTGGTGGTAACGGTGCTGGATATGTCTATATCTATGAAACACCAAATATAAAAGACATCTTTTCAATTGTTGACTAACTTTTCAATTGTTGACTAAATAGTATGATATATGATACCAAATATATTATGGCAAACTTGGAAAACTAAAACTTTACCAACTTTACTTAAAAAACAATCAGAGTCTTGGAACTATAGTAATCCTCAACTTAAAAAAGAGTTTATGGATGATCAGCAATGTTCTGATTTTATTTTAAATCATTTTGGCCAAGACGTTCATTTAAAATATCATCAACTTCCTCAACCGATTAATCGTGCTGATTTTTGGAGATTAGCTGTTGTTTATATACATGGTGGTTATTATTCAGATTTAGATATCACTTGTAAAATGAATTTAAATTATTTTATCAAATCAGGTGTGGATGCTGTTTTTATACGAGAAATTAATAACATAGGTAATTATTTTTTTGGTGCCGTACCTAAACATCCTGTTATCAAAATGGCCATTGATCGTATGTTATCAGAAACAGGTAATATTAATAAAAAAGAATCACAATCGTGGGGAATGCACGGCCTACACCAATCTGTACGAGATTATTATAAAGTCATAGGCACAAATTATATTCCTAATGATGAAGTTGATTTTATATTAGATAGTAAAGTCAGACAAGATAAATATATTATACATACTATGGCTAGTTTAGATGATCAAAAAGATTATGAATCATGGAGAAAAAGAGAAAAGTTAATGATAGAAGAAAGACAACAATCAAACGATATTTTATTTTTTACAACATTTAATAAAAATGGTTATGACCTTTATGGTAAAACATGGGTAGATAGTTTTACTAAAGTTGCTAATTATTATAATAAATTTAGAGCAAAAATATACTACGAAGGTTTTACTCCAAAACAAAATCATTCTAATATACAATGGGTTGATTTTAAAAAAGAAATACCTCAGCATGAACAATGGAAAAAAGAATACTTAGAAAAAAACAAGCACACTGATTATGTAAAAACAATGTGTGTTCGTTTTAGTCATAAAGGATTTGTTATACAAGACGTATTAGACAAACATAACAATAATTATCTTATATGGTTGGATGGTGATTGTGTATATCAAAATGAGAATTTTACGGAATTTCCTAAAAACATTTTACAAGACAAATTTATGGCTTGTCAATTAGAACACGCACAGGACTTAAATCATGTGGAAAGTGGTATATTAATATTTGATGGCAATCACCCTAATACAAAGATATTTAATAAACACTTTAAAGAAAATTATAAAATAGATAATGTTATAAAAATGAGTGAACCTTATGATGGTTTTATTGTTTCAAAATCTCTTATTACATCTAAATTAGATTATTTTAATTTAAATGAGAATTTTGGTAAAGGTGGTATTCAATCTGATCCATCTTTAACATTTTTACATCCAGAAATTAAAAAAAGATTTGTGCATAATATAGGTTGGACAGGTAAAAATCAATATAAAGGATTTGAATTAATTAAAAGCAGAGATGACATTTTAACTAAACTTGAAAACACACTTTTTGGCAATAAAAAAGAAAAACAAGAAAAACGAAAAAGACTTTTTAATAAACTTGAAAAATTAAGACGATTAAAATCAAAAAGTTAAAGGAAAAATTAAGAGAAATGAAAGATATATATAATAACATTTCCTTTGCAATAGCTACTAATGGTAAGCGATACGATTTAACAAAAAAAACAATCAAATCTATTCAAAATGTAACAAATTATAAATGCGATATCCATATAGGAGGAAATATTTCAAAATTTTCATTTTTAAAAGACGAGAACATTTTTTTGCATAATTTTAAAGAGGAAGCTAATAATGGATTTGTGGGTAAATTAAGAAATAAAATAATCGAAAAATGTAATACTGAAATAGTGGTTTATTGTGATGATGATGTTTTGATGCCAAAAAATTGGTTAAATAAGTTTTTAGAATACAATAATAATAATGATTGGAATTTTTTAACTAATAAAATTTTATTACCAAATGGTGGCAGGTATTGGGATAGGTCAATTATTAACGATACTATACATACAATGGTTGATTATGAACACGATAAATATGATAAAAGATTATATTTTTGTTCTACATTTTTTGTTACTAAGCGAGATTTTTTTAAAAAATTTAAATTTGATGAAACCTTAAAGTATTATGGAGGAGTAAAAAATAAAAACTTAGATTTAAAAAACTGGAAATCAGCTGAAGACCATGAATTAAGTTATAGAATATATCAACAAGGATATTGTATAGATTTTGATTATAATAATTGTGTTTTTCATATTAATAATGAATTTACACAGGTTATCAGAAAAAGAAGTTTATCAAAAAACGTATGTGTTAAAAATATTTTTTTAAATGGTGAAGAACCAGACTCTATTTTTGTTAAAGATAGAAGTGTAATCGAAATGTTAAGAAACGAGTTTAAAAATTTATGAAATATAAATTTATAGACATTGGATGTGGTTGTAATTCAGTATCGTCTGATGATCATTTTTTTGGCACAAAAGTAAAAGGTTTACTTGTTGAACCAATAGAAGAATATTGTAAGATACTACCTCAATCAGATACAGTGCTTGTTGAATGTGCGGCTGTTGGTGAATATGATGGATTTAAAGATTTAAATACAGTTATTGAGGGTGATATTATAGAATATATACCTTATAAACTTTACTCAAATCAAAGTAAAATGTCTAGGTATATGAAAAATCATGGTATTCAGCATTGTGGCACATCTTCATTATGTGATCCAGATTTAATAGTTCATAAAAACACTACTGAACCAAGATTAGTTAAGTTAATTACACTTAATACATTAATTAAAAAATATAAAATAACGGAAGTTGACCAAATAAAAATAGATGTGGAGGGATATGAAGCGATTGTTTTATCTCAACTAATAGAACTTATGGATTCTGAAAAATTGAAAGTAAATGAAAGAATTATATTTGAATATGTAAAAGAATTTGGAAATAATGAAGAATTAGATAGGCTAAAAGATGAGATATGTTCTAAGTTTGGATTTAGTGCCTCTCATATTATTTCTAATTGGGATTCTGATATAGTAATGGTAAAACAATGAAACCCTCATTAAATTTATATATGTTCACTAATCTCACTAATATTATAAGAGAAAAACAAACAATATTTGAAACATTTAATTCATTTAGAAATACTTTTAGTGAATATTCTGATATTAGGCCAACTTGTGTTTATATTGACAGGTATCCTTTAAATGACAATAAAGTGTTAAAGGAATATACATCAAAAATAAAAGAATATATAAACCCTTATAATATAAAAATAATGAATAGTTACTATGATGCGTTTGTAGATGCTGTTGAGAGTTCAAATTCTATGTTTAATTTTATGTTAGAACATGACTTCATTTTTTTTAAAGATAGAATTCAACACAATTTACATACCTGTATGAAACAAATGATATATGATAATATACATCACTTACGATTTAATGTACAATCTAATTTTAAAAATTTTGATCAACGAATAGAAAAATATAATTGTTACCAAGAAGTTAAAGGTAAGTTTTTAAATTACTGTACTACTAAAAATCCATCTAATCAACCAAATTTAATTAGGCTTGATATATATAGAAAAGATATGCTTCCTATATTAAAAAAATATTCTGGTAAAAAAATTAATACATGGGGTACAGAAGACCATTATTATTATAGTGATATGAGTCATACAGTATTGGCTGTATATGGTGATAAAAATTGTTTGGAAACTATTGGACATACTGAAGGACGATTTCTTAATGTAGAACTAAAAGATAAAGTAAATGGGTTTGAGGATAGTTTTTACATGACTGAAGAATATTTTAATTATTTAAAAACTAAAAATTAATTTTATGAAATATAAATTTGTAGATATAGGTTGTGGTCAACATTATGTTTCATCAGATAAAGATATTATTCGTAAGTGAAATCAGCAATTGTATTCATAGTATATAATAGACCTGAATATTTTCAACAAGTATTAGATTCTGTTTCTAAAACTTTATATTTAGAAAAATATGATTTGTTTTTTAATTTTGATTCTCGTAATAATAATGTTATTAAAATTGCTACCAAATTTTTAAAAAATATTAATTATCCTTTAACTTCTGATACAATAAAAATTAATGACACACATTTAGGTTGTGGTGCAAATCATAGAGATGGGATAGATAGAATTTTTAGTCTAGGCTATGATCAAGTTGTGTGTATAGAAGAAGATGTACTTATTGCTAATGACACATTAAAATATTTTTATCAGACATATGATTTGAATTTAATAACTTGTGCATTTTCACATAAGTTTGATTTAAGTGTACAAGAAAATATTTTTGAATGTAATTGGTTTACTCCATGGGTATGGTCAGTTAATAAGACAATATGGAATAGTCTCAAAAAAAATATTAAATGGAATAGAACTTGGGATATGAATATTACCAATTATGTTAAAAATAATAATATTATGTGTTTATATCCTTCTTCTACTCGGTCTGAAAATATAGGAAAATATGGTTTAAACCAACAAAATGGAAATACTCATAATTTTACATTTACGATATCAATCAATGGTAATTATGATGAAAATATAGAATACAAAATGTATAAATAAAATTATTAAAAGTTTAATAGTGAATAAAATATGAAAAAAGTATTGGTAACAGGCGGGGCTGGATTTATAGGATCAAACTTAGTGGATAAGTTAATTCATACAAATCATAAAGTTACTGTAATAGATAATGAGAGTGCAGAATCAGCAGAACAATTTTACTACAATGATGATGCTGAAAATTTAAATTTAGATATAATAAATTTTGAGCAAATCAAACCACACTTTAAAGATGTAGATGTAGTATTTCATTTAGCCGCTGAAGCAAGAATACAACCGTCTATCATCAATCCATTAAAATCAATATATGCAAATGTTATGGGCACTTGTTCAGTTCTACAAGCCGCAAGAGAAATGGGTGTTAAACGAGTTGTTTATTCATCTACATCATCAGGTTATGGATTAAATTCTACACCGAATGTAGAAGATCAACCTGATGATTGTTTAAATCCTTATTCTGTAGGAAAAGTTACTGGTGAAAAACTTTGTAAAATGTATAGTAATTTATTTGATTTAGAAACAATTGTGTTTAGATATTTTAATATTTATGGTGATAAACAACCTATGAAAGGGCAATATAGTACCGTTGTCGGTATCTTTGAAAGACAAATGAGAAATAATGAACCTCTTACAATCGTAGGTGATGGAGAACAAACTAGAGATTTTACAAACGTAGAAGATGCTGTTCAAGCAAATATATTGGCTGCAACTAAAGAAATTGACAAAAAATATTTTGGTACTGTATTTAATATTGGTAGAGGGCAAAATTATTCTATTAATGAATTAGCAAAAATGTATAATCATACTACTACATACATACCGCCTAGAAAAGGTGAGGCAAGAGCAACACTTGCAAATATAGATAAAGCAAAAACTATATTAGGTTATAATCCTACTATTAATATAGAGGATTGGTTAAAAGAAAGATTAAGATAATCTATATTTAATACGATTAAGAAAATCTTTTGATAAACACTCTTTAATAATTTGTTTTTGAGAATCATTTAGATGTTGTGTTCTATAGTTACGGTAGATTTCTTTTCTTTCATACACAAAGTCATCGGATTGAGGTATTGTCTTAGGTAATGTTATTTGTTTAGGTTTAATGTTAAAGAGTTTAAATATTTCTCTTTGTATATCTTTTTGAGTTAATGTTCTTTCATATTGTATTAAAGTAATTTGTTGTGTTTTTAACCATGTATCATAAAAGTCATAGTATAATTTACATAGATTTTTTAAATTGATCTGAAATGGACCACAGTAATCTTGTGTATTATGTAGGTAATAATTAGGAAACCATCTTTTAATATCTACACAATTACGAAAACAAATACTTTCTACCCAACTATAAGGGTGTTTTATAATGGTGAGTATTTTATCTGGATATTTGTCTGTAAAAGGATTTTTAAAATTATATAAATTATGTTTATGATAATAAGGATGATGAGTGTCGTCTTTAAATTCTACGTTAGGTAAGTTTTGTCTAAACAATTTTAAGACGTAGTTGGTGCCTGTTCTTTGTAACCCATTTAAAAACACTTTCATAGCATTATTTAGTTGTTAACTATTATAAATATACATAGAATTATAAAGGAATACTATGGCAGAACCAGCTACAAGAGAATCACTAAAACAATATGCTTTAAGAGCATTAGGTAAGCCAGTCATTGAAATTAACGTAGATGACGACCAATTAGAAGACAGAATAGATGAAGCAGTACAGTTTTTTCAACAATATCACTACGATGGTATTAAAAGAACATATTTAAAGTACAAGTTAACTGCTGCTGATAAAACAAGACTTTCGGCTACTAATCCTTCAAGTGAAACAGCAACTCAAAGTTCTGTATCTACAACTTGGTATGAAGATAATAATTATCTTGTAGTGCCTTCAAGTATTATTTCTGTAATTAATATTTTTCCTTTTTCGGATAAAGGTAATCTAAACCTATTTGATGTAAGATATCAATTAAGATTAAATGACTTGTATGATTTTTCTTCAACGTCTGTAATCAATTATGATATTGTATTAAGACACTTAGACTTTTTAGATCACATATTAGTAGGTGAAAAACCATTAAGATTTAATCAACACGAAAATAGATTATACATTGATATGGATTGGACAAACGATTTGCAAACAGATGAATGGTTAGTTATAGAAGCATATCGTAAACTTGATCCCGCAACATATACAGATGTATGGAATGATATCTATTTAAAGAGATATACAACACAATTATTTAAAAAACAATGGGGTGCTAATCTATCTAAGTTTAATGGAGTTACAATGGTTGGTGGTGTAACTTTAAATGGTCAACAAATTTACAGCGAAGCACAAGCAGATTTAGATAAACTAGAAAAAGAAATTAGAGAATCATACGAATTGAATCCAACTTTTATGATAGGATAATGATATGCCAGTTAATCATTACTTTCAAGGTGGCAACGGCATTGGTGATCAAAACGAAAAAAGATTATACGAAGATTTAATTGTTGAAGGCCTAAAGATATATGGCCACGATGTTTATTACCTGCCACGTACACTAGTCAATAGAGATTTAATACTAGGAGAAGATACTACTTCTAGGTTTGATGACTCTTGGTTAATTGAAATGTATATTGAAACGTCTGAAGGATTTGCAGGTTCACAAGAATTAATATCTAAATTTGGATTAGAGATTAGAGAAGACACTACATTTATGGTGTCTAAAAGAAGTTGGGAATATCAAGTAGGTCAAAAAGCAAGCTTAATTGCTTCTGGAAGACCAAACGAAGGTGATATTATTTTTTATCCATTAATGAATTCCTTTTTTGAAATTCAATTTGTTGAAGATCAGGAACCTTTCTTTGCATTAGGACAATTACCAGTTTACAAATTAAGAGTAACACGTTGGGAATACAGTTCAGAACAATTAAATACAGGCAATTCTCAAATTGATGATAATGAAACTGCTTATTCACTAGACAGATTAGCATATCAATCTGCTTTAGAAAATGGAACATTTGGTGCTGTTTTAGGAAATCCAGTTGTAACAGGAGATCAAGTTACCTCGATACCGGTTATATCAGGTGGAGAGGGATATATTACAGCCCCAACCATTACTATATCTAGTCCTTCTGCTACAATAAATGCTGTAGCATCAGCAAATGTAACTGGAGATACATTGACCTCATTTAATATTGATAACATAGGTCGTGGATATAGTTCAGTTCCTACCTTAACATTAACTTATGTGTCAACAGATACTTCAACTAAAACAGATGAAACAGCAATTATAACGTTAACAGATGGACAAGTAACTGCAATTTCTGTGCCAACAATTAATGACATTTCTTCTGTTACAAGTGTATCTATATCCAGTCCTGGTGGTGCTGTTACAGCAACTGCTCAGGCGATTTTATCAAATGGAGTTATTGATAGAATTAATATTACAGTAGATGGTTCAAGTTATTTAGGATTGTCACCTACAGTTACTATATCAGAAAATACAGATGCTACAGGATCATTATTATTAGAAAATGATAGTGCAGATGGTCAAGTTCAATACTTTATTAATGAAGATTTTGATATACAAACTCAATCGACCTATGCAAACAATACTGATTTAGATACTGAAGCAGGATTTGATACAGCTTCAACTTTAGATGATATATTAGATTTTGAAGAACGTAATCCATTTGGAGAGGTAGATTTATAATGTTTGGAAAATATTTTTATAACGAAGGTATGAGAAAAACGACAATTGCGTTTGGTCAAATCTTTAATAACATACAAATCAAAAGAAAAGACTCAAACAATACAGTTGTACAAACTATTCGAGTGCCATTAGCATATGCACCAAAAGAAAAGTTTTTAACGAGATTAGATCAACAACCAAATTTAAATGAAAGAGAAATGGCAATCACGTTACCACGTATGTCATTTGAAATATCAGGAATACAATATGACGGTGCTCGTAAATTAACAAGAGTACAGAAATATAAAACAGTCAAATCAAATATTGAAGGTAAAATATTAGATTACAATTATACTCCTGTTCCATATGATATATCATATAATTTAAATGTTTTTACAGCAACAGCAGAAAGTGGATTACAAATTATAGAACAAATCTTACCTTTCTTTCAACCTGATTATACTGTAACAATCAATCAGGTTCCTGAATTAAATATTAAAAGAGATGTACCTATAATTTTAAATAATATACAATATGAAGATTCATATGATGGTGCTTTTACACAAAGACGTGCTGTAATTTATTCTTTAAGTTTTACAGCAAAAACTTATCTATATGGACCAGCATCAACACAAAAAGTTATTAAAACAGTACAAGCAGATATTGGTACAGATACAGATTCTCCTTTAACAAGAGAAGAAAGAATTATTATAACACCTAATCCAACAAGTGCTGACGCAAATGATGATTTTGGATTTACAACTACAATAAATTTTTATAATGATGGAAAACGATATGATCCAGAATCAGGAAATGATATATAATGAGTAAATTAGAAGATAGAGTTAATGAAATATTAGGTGTCGAAACAAAAACACCTGTTGAGAAAAAAGAATTTAAACCTCTAGTCCCACGTAGAGAAAATAAAGAATCTCCAGACGTTGATAACGATTACAAGTATAGTAGAGAAAACTATTACAATCTGATAGAAAGAGGACAAGAAGCCATAGAAGGCATACTTGATGTTGCACGTGAAGGACAACATCCGAGAGCCTATGAGGTGGCTGGTGCCTTAATTAAAAACGTTGCGGACACCGTAGATAAACTACAAGACTTACAAAAGAAACTTAAAGACCTAAAAGAGTTACCTAAAACGGCAAGTGCTAATATAAAAAACGCATTATTTGTTGGATCAACCGCTGAATTACAGAAAATGTTAAAAAATGAAAATATTAAAAGCAAAACGATCACACCCGAACAAGACGATACTGAAGATAAGTGATTTAGTTTATAATAAACATTACGAAAAATATAAAACTAAATTAGATCAAGGTGTTGATGTGATAACTGATATAATGGAAAATCCTATCGAGGTTATAAAACATAAAATAATATCAACTCCTAGATTTGGTGCTTTAGGTGTAAGATATAAAGAAAAAGAATTTAGTGTGTATAAAGGAAGTCAAAGAGTAACAAGAGCTTTACAATTAGGTTATACACATATAGAGGCAATAATTAATGAGTAATGATGCATATTTGGGAAACCCTAATCTTAAAAAAGTAAACACTCCTGTAGAGTTTACACAAGAACAGATTGTTGAATATCAAAAGTGTGCCAATGATCCTCTATATTTTATGGAAAACTATATAAGGATTGTATCACTTGACGAAGGACTTGTACCTTTTAAAATGTATGACTTTCAAAAGAAGATAGTTAATACAATTCATAATAATAGATTTACAATATGTAAACTTCCAAGGCAGTCAGGTAAATCAACAACAACTATTTCTTATCTATTACATTATGCCTTATTTAATCCTAATTCAAACATAGCCCTACTTGCCAATAAATCATCTACTGCCAGAGATATATTAAGTAGATTACAATTAGCCTATGAAAATTTACCAAAGTGGATGCAACAAGGTGTTATTAATTGGAACAAAGGTAATATTGAATTAGAAAACAAATCAACCATTGTGGCGGCCGCTACTTCTTCAAGTGCTATTCGAGGTGGTTCTTATAATATAATATTCCTTGATGAGTTTGCTTTCGTTCCTACAAATATTGCCGAATCTTTCTTTAGTTCAGTTTATCCTACAATATCATCTGGTAAAAATACAAAGATGATTATTGTATCAACCCCTTATGGTATGAATCAGTTTTACAAATTATGGACAGATGCTGAAAATAAAAGAAACGATTATATACCTATAGAAGTACATTGGTCGGAAGTTCCTGGTAGAGATGAGGCCTGGAAAGAACAAACAATTAGAAACACATCACCTGAGCAATTTCAACAAGAGTTTGAATGTGAATTTTTAGGCTCTGTTAATACACTTATAAGTCCTGCTAAAATTAAAAATATGGCTTATATGAATCCTTTAAAGTCTTCAGGTAGTGTAGAAGTATTTGAGGCACCAATCAAAGGTCACACATACATATGTACCGTTGACGTATCCAGAGGTGTGGATAAAGATTATTCTGCCTTTATAGTATTTGATGTCACACAAATGCCTTACAAGGTGGTGGCCTTATATAAAGACAATGAAGTAAAACCATTTGTCTTTCCTAATATTATAGAACAAGTCTGTAAAGGATACAATAGAGCACATATATTAACCGAAGTCAATGATATAGGCCAACAAATTGCTGAAGCTTTACAGTTCGAAATTGAATATGACAATCTTATGATGACAACTCAAAAAGGTCGTGCTGGTCAAATACTAGGTGCTATGTATAGTGGCCGAGGTACATCTTTAGGTGTTCGTATGACTAAACAGATTAAACGAATAGGTTGTGCCAATATAAAGACATTGATAGAGGGTGACAAATTAATAATTAACGCCTTTAAGATTATAGAAGAAATATCTACCTTTGCTAAAAGAGGTCAAAGTTATCAGGCCGAAGATGGGGCAAATGACGACTTGATGATGTGTTGTGTTATATTTGGCTGGGTGTCAAATCAACCTTATTTTAAAGAATTAACTAACACAAATGCTCGTCAACAAATGTATGTGGAACAACAAAATTTGATAGAGCAAGATATGGCTCCGTTTGGATTTTTAGATGATGGTATCAATGACCATGAACAGGCTACGGTTGATGAATACGGAGATGTATGGCATCCGGTAGATATTCGTAAAGGTATGTAATTTTGTGGTATTATAAATATCTACAAGAATGAAACTTTGACTATGGGCGTATGAATAATACGAGTTTTGAACAACAAAAATGCAATTAGCTAATTAAAAGAGGAGAATAAACCTATGGCATTTCAAGTATCACCAGGTGTTCTCGTACAAGAAAAAGACTTAACTAGAATTATACCTGCAGTATCAACATCTATTGGTGCTATTGCTGGCGAATTTCGTAAAGGACCTTTAGATGAGGTCGTGGCTATCTCTAGTGAACAAGAGCTTGTAGATACGTTCGGTAAACCAGATTCAAATAACTTTGAATATTTTTTTACTGCTGCTAACTTTCTACAATACTCTAATGCTTTAAGAGTAGTACGAGCTACCAATTCAAGCGTAACCAACGCTACTGCTAATGGTTCAAGTATAACTATCAATAATAATGATGACTATACTTCAAACTATTCAACAGGTCAAGCGGCTGTTGGTGCGTGGGCAGCTAGAACAGCAGGAGCGTGGGGTAATAACCTATCTGTTTCTGTTTGTGAAACAGCAGCTGCCTTTGAAGAACAAGGCGTAACAACTGTAAATGACGCTGCTACAGCAGTTGGCGACACTACAGTAATTTTAGATGATTCATCAGGTATTGCAGTAGGCGACATTGTAGCATTTTCAACTACAGCGGCTACTAACGATTATACTGACGGATTTGAATATAGAGTAACAGCAAACGACTCAGGAACAAACACTATTACTTTTGTAAGAAAAGAATCAGGAACAGGCGGATTAAATGCTGCTTTAACTGATGGTGTTAATGTTAGAAGAAGATGGAGATATTATGACTCTGTTGACGGTGCTCCAGGCACTTCACCTTATGCTTCAGCAAGAGGTGGTTCTAATGATGAAATGCACGTTGTAGTCATTGACGAAGACGGTGGCATTTCAGGTACTGTTGGTCAAGTTATTGAAACTTACTCTAAAGTATCAAAAGGTGCTGACGCTAAAACAAGCGAAGGCGGAACAAACTACTATCCAAGTGTTATCTTTAATAGATCAGCATATATTTACTGGATGGATCACTCAACACTAGGCGTTACAAATGGTTTTGGTTCTAATGTTGCTAGCAAAGATTTTGATAGCACATCAGCAATTGAATTACCAGTAACAAACTCTCTATCTGCAGGTTCTAATGGTACAGCTGTAACAGCAGGCCAATTAAAAACTGCTTATGAGAAGTTCCAAGACGCTGAAACTGTTGACGTTGGTTTAATCATTGGTGGTAAAACACCTAATGAAACAATTGGAACTCCAGGCGATGGTAAAAATCACGTAAATGATCTTTTACAAATTGCTGAGGACAGAAAAGACGCTATTGCGTTTGTTTCACCTCCAAGAAACCACGTTGTTGATATAACTAATACAACTACAATCACTAATAATATCATTAACTTCTATGAAGATATTAATTCTTCTTCATATGTTGTTTTTGATAGTGGTTACAAATATATGTACGACAGATATAATGATGTATATAGATATGTACCATTAAATGGTGATATGGCTGGTTTGGCTGCTAGAACAGACTTAACAGCTGACGCTTGGTACTCACCTGCTGGCTTTAACAGAGGTCAAGTAAGAGGCGTAGTTAAATTAGCTTACAATCCAACTAAAGCACAAAGAGATCAATTGTATCCTAAGAGAGTTAATCCTGTGGCATTTTTCCCAGGACAAGGTACAGTTCTTTTCGGTGACAAAACTGGATTATCAGCGCCGTCTGCATTTGATAGAATCAACGTAAGAAGATTGTTTATTGTACTAGAAAAAGCAATCTCTACAGCTTCTAAATTCCAACTCTTTGAGTTCAATGATGAATTTACAAGAGCTAACTTTAGAAATATCGTAGAGCCATTCTTACGAGAAGTACAAGGTAGACGAGGTATCACAGACTTCCTAGTAGTATGTGATGAAACTAACAATACAGGCGAAGTAATTGACCGTAATGAGTTTATAGCAGAAATCTTTATTAAACCTGCTAGATCGATTAACTTTATTACACTTCAATTCATCGCAACCAGAACTGGCGTCAGCTTTGACGAAGTTGCTGGCGGTTAATAGTAGAGAAGGAGAATAAAATATGCCAAACATAAACGACTTCAAAGCTAAACTTGCTGGCGGTGGCGCAAGAGCCAATCAGTTTAAGGTAATAATGCCTTTTCCTGGTTACGCACAAGTTGGTGGCGAAATAGAAGACCTAGCTTTTTTATGTCAAGGAACATCAATTCCAGCTATGACGGTTACAAATGTAAACGTAGCCTTTAGAGGTAGAAACATAAAAATAGCAGGTGATAGAACAATTGATGAATGGTCTGTGACTGTTTACAATGACACAAACTTTAAGTTAAGAAATGCTTTTGAAAGATGGCAAAACGGTATCAACAATATGTCTGATAACGAAGGCTTAACTAATCCAGTTGATTATCAAGTGGATGCGTTTGTAGATCATTTAGACAGAAATGGTAATACAATTAAATCCTATACGTTGAGAGGAGCATTCCCGACATCTATTGGTGAAATTGCATTAGACTATGATGAAAAAACGGCTATTGAAACGTTCCCGGTAACATTTCAATACCAATACTTTGAAACAAATACTACAACTTAATATTAGTAAAGGTGGCCTGGTTCTCCAGGCCGCCTTTTTAAAACTCTTATAAGTAGTAGTAAGGAGAATATAAATTATGGCTGAATTATTTGGATTTAGTATTACAAGGGCTAAAAAACAAGCCGATCCAAAACAAAGTTTCACAACAACCCAAGCAGATGACGGTACACAAACGGTTGCCGCTGGAGGTTATTTTGGTCAGTACCTTGATATGGAAGGTACGGCAAAGAGTGAGGCGGATTTAATACGTAGATATAGAGAAGTAGCATTACACCCCGAGTGTGATATGGCAATTGAAGATATTGTCAACGAAGCTATTGTCGCTAATGAATTGAAAGACGCTGTAAGAGTAAATGTATCAGATTTGCCTTACGGACAAGAAGTAAGAAGAAAAATAGAAGACGAATTTAAGCAAGTATTAAGATTATTAAACTTTAATACAAAAGGCCACGACATCTTTAGAAGATGGTACGTAGATGGCAGAATTTATTATCACAAAATTATAGATAGAAATTCACCTGTAAAAGGTATTACAGAATTAAAATATATTGATCCTCGTAAAGTTAAAAAGATTAGAGAGATCAGAAAGAAAAGACCAGACGGACCTGTTCCACACGGCCTTTCAGTAGTAGATGAGTATGTTGAATACTTTGTTTATAATGAAAAAGGTGTTTCTGGTTCAACTTCAGGTGCTGGTATTAAAATAGCACCAGACACAATTGCTTTTTGCCCTTCAGGATTAATTGACCAAAACAAAAATATGGTATTGTCTTATTTACATAAGGCGATTAAACCTGTTAATCAATTAAGAATGATAGAAGACGCTACTGTTATTTACAGAATAGCAAGAGCACCAGAAAGAAGAATATTTAAGATTGACGTTGGTAATCTACCAAAAGTAAAAGCTGAACAATATCTACGTGATGTAATGGCAAGATATAGAAACAAACTTGTTTATGACGCTTCTACAGGTGAGATTAGAGATGATAGAAACTATATGTCAATGTTAGAAGACTTTTGGTTACCAAGTAGAGAGGGTGGTAGAGGTACAGATATTACTACACTACCTGGCGGCCAAAATTTAGGAGAAATTGCTGATATAGAATACTTTAGAGCAAAACTTTATAGAAGTTTAAATGTTCCGGCAAGTAGATTAGAAGCAAATCAAGGATTTAATTTAGGTAGAGCTTCAGAAATTACTAGAGATGAATTGAAGTTTACTAAATTTGTTCAAAGATTAAGAAAGAAATTTACTGAACTTTTTAATGATTTATTAAGAACACAATTAATCTTAAAAGGTATTATAAGTGAAGACGATTGGTATACAGTAAGAGATAGTATTAATTATGATTTCTTACAAGATGGCCATTTCGCCGAATTAAAACAAACAGAAATGTTAAGAGAAAGATTAGCATTAGCCAATGAAATGAGAGATTACATTGGTAAGTATTTTTCTGTAGAATATGTTAGAAAAAATGTACTTAAACAAAACGAAAGAGAAATTGAGAATATGGATAAACAAATCAAAAAAGAAATTGATGACGGCATTATTGCTAGTCCTACAGCTCAATCTTCCGATTTAGAAAATATATAAAAGGAGTAAATTATGGCAGATATAAATGACAACACAAAAAACTTTATAGATCAGTTATCACAAGGTAACAGCATAGATGCTGGAGAAGCATTTAAAGACGCTTTAAGAGATAAAGTAGCAAATGCTTTGGATAATGCTAGAAAAGATATTGCTGGTAATATGTTTAATGGAAATGTTGAGGCAGCAGATTATAGCGACCCTAAACCGGTTGTAGCAGATCCAGGAACTTTTAATCCAGACGGTTCAATTTCGCCAACTACAACAGCAGGACAATCTGCTGATGGTGAAGCACAAATAGACTTATCACAAGGTGTAGAAGATGCAGGTGAGCCGAATAGTTAAAGAAAACTTACAAATAGATTCTAAAGCATTTAAGGAATTAAGTCCTAAAATGAAAGAAGCTGTAAGTGATATATTTAAATTGATTGAAAAAGAACAAGGTAATGCTATTAAAAGATTTGAAAATGCTGTTAATAAGATAGCAGAATTTCATAATATTAATTTAGAAGAATTTGATGAATATTTTGATAAAGAAATATTAGAACAATTAGGAGAAAAATAAAATGGCAACATTTATAATAAAAGGTTCTGCTACAACTAACGTTACGGACAATGATATTGGCGGAGCTGTTTTTGTTAGATGTGTAGCAACAGCTAATGCTCAAACAGTAACATTAAAAGAAGACGGTGGTTCAGTAACTATTGGAACTGCTTATTTACATTTAGCGGGTGATGAAATCATTATAGAAAAACACCCTACAGATGAAGTTACATTTGCAGGTTCAGTAGCGGCTGTTGGCTCACCGAGAAGTTAAATAATTGTAGTTTATAGATAAAAAAGTTTATAAATATATACATAAGAGAGAGAATTTATGAAACTTATTTCCGAAGAAGTACAAAACGCCGAATATCTTATAGAAGAAAATAACGGCAAAAAAGAATACAAGATAAGAGGTGTATTCTTACAATCTGAAATTAAAAATAGAAATGGAAGAGTCTATCCTAGAGAAATCTTGGTTAGAGAAGTGAATCGATACACAAAAGAATTTATCAATAAAAATAGAGCCTTTGGCGAGTTAGGACATCCTGACGGACCGACTGTTAATTTAGAAAGAGTTTGTCATATGGTTAAGTCATTGAAACAGGACGGCAAAGATTTTATTGGTGAGGCAAAAATTATGGACACACCATACGGAAAGATCGTAAAAGGTCTTATTGACGAGGGTGCTCAATTAGGAGTATCTAGTCGAGGTATGGGGTCTTTAATACAAAGAAACGGTGTAAACTATGTAAAAGATGATTTTTACTTAGCTACGGCCGCTGATATTGTGGCAGATCCATCTGCTCCAGACGCTTTCGTAGAAGGTATTATGGAGAGTAAAGAATGGATTTGGGACAATGGTGTACTCAAGGAAAAAGACATAGAATCTTGGAAAAATCAAGTCCGTACCGCTAGACAGCGTTCATTAGAAGAAGCTAAATTAAAAGTCTTCGAATCGTTTCTTAAAAAGCTGTAGTTTTATAAATATATCTACAAAGAAAATTTATAAACGTTTATAAAGAAAAAAAGGAGATTTTCAATGGCCGAAACAGAAAAAACTATTGAGGCGATGGAACAAGAAGCTGTATTAGAAGCTAACGCTGCTAATCCGCAAGCTGATGCTCCAAAAAAGAATGCTGTAGCGGCTGAACCTTCTCATCTGAAAAATGATGCTGAAGATTTAGGCTCAGCGGTTACTAAACCGACTGACAGCAATCCTGACGCCACAAAGAAAATAAGTCAAGTTTCTGGTGATCCTCAACAAAAAGCTCAAGGTTCAGCTGACGCTATGCCTAAGCTAAAAGAGGAAGAAGAAACTGATTCGGATGAGAAAAAATCTGAAGTTAAAGAAGGTGAAATGCCTAAGGCAGCACTAGACGCTCTTAAAAAATCGCAAGATAAAAAAGAGATGTCACACGAAGACGAAAAGAAAAAAGATATGAAAGAAGAATCTGAAGAAGATTTAATTGACGTATCTGCAGACGTTGAAGCTTTAACTAAAGATGAAGACTTATCGGAAGACTTCAAAGCAAAAGCATCTACAATCTTTGAAGCTGCTCTGAAATCAAAAGTTTCAGAAATGAAGAAAAAGATGAATGCTAGTTATGAAGAAAAATTAAAAGAAGAAACTGAAGCTCAGAAAGCTGAACTTACTGAAAAAGTTGATTCATACTTAAACTACGTAGTTGAAGAATGGATGAAAGAGAACTCTATCGCTATCGAAAGAGGAATCAAAGGTGAGATCGCTGAAGACTTTATTTCTGGCTTAAAGAAATTGTTTGAAGATCATTACATTGATGTTCCAGATGAGAAATACAATGTACTAGAAGATCAAGCAAACAAAATTGAAGAGCTTGAAAAGAAACTTAACGAACAAGTAGAAAAGAATGTTGAACTAAACAAAGCAAATGGCGAAATGAAAAGACAAGACATCATTGATGAAATGTCTGCTGATTTAGCTGACACTGCTAAAGAGAAATTCAACAAACTTGCTGAAGAAGTTGAGTATTCTAATGAGAAAGACTTTACAACTAAAGTTGCAACTATCAAAGAAAGTTACTTTGGTAAAAAAGTTGAAGCTAGTGGTAATGAGATAGATGATGTAGCGGCAGGCGAATCTTCACAACCTGAAGATTTATCTAATGCTATGGCTGCTTATACCGCCGCTATAAGTAAAACAAAAGACATTAAATTGTCGAAATAATAAAACGGGAGATAAAAACAAATGTATTTATCAGAACAATACGAAAAAAAATGGCAGCCAGTCCTAGAACACGCTGATCTTCCAAAGATCACGGATTCTTACAGACGTGCCGTTACTGCTACTATCTTGGAAAACCAAGAGAGAGCATCAAAAGAAGACGCTGCTTTCTTAAATGAAGCTGCTCCAACTAACGCAACTGGTTCATCAGTTCAAAATTGGGATCCAATCCTAATTTCTTTAGTTAGAAGAGCTATGCCTAATTTGATTGCTTACGATATTGCTGGCGTTCAGCCAATGACTGGACCAACTGGCCTTATCTTTGCTATGAGAAGCAGATATACTAACCAATCAGGTACTGAAGCATTATTTGACGAAGCTGACACAGATTTCTCTAGTAGAAATGCTGCTGGTGACTCAACTGCCGCTTCTGGACCAACTCAATCTGGTGCAAACCCAGGTTTATTAAATGATGATCCTGCTGGTGCTTACACTAGAGGCCAAGGTATGGCAACTGCTACTGCTGAAGCTTTAGGTGATTCTGCTAATAACGCTTTTGCTCAAATGGCTTTCTCAATTGAGAAATCAACTGTGACTGCTAAGTCAAGAGCTCTTAAAGCTGAGTACACTATGGAACTTGCACAAGACCTTAAAGCAATCCACGGTTTAGACGCTGAAACAGAATTGGCTAACATCCTATCTGCTGAGATCCTTGCGGAAATCAATAGAGAAGTTGTAAGAACAATTTACATCAACGCTGAAATCGGTGCATCAGACAACGCTTCTACAGCGATTGGTTCTGTTAATGCTATCAACACAACTACTGCTGGTATCTTTGATTTAGATACAGACTCAAACGGTAGATGGTCAGTTGAGAGATTTAAAGGCCTAATGTTCCAAGTTGAGAGAGAAGCAAACGTTATCGCTCAAAGAACAAGAAGAGGTAGAGGAAATATGATTATCTGTTCTTCAGATGTCGCTTCTGCACTTCAAATGGCTGGCGTGTTAGACTACACACCTGCTCTTAACAATAACCTAAACGTTGACGACACAGGTAATACTTTTGCTGGTGTATTAAACGGTAAGTACAAAGTGTACATTGATCCATATAGTGCTAATAACGCTGCTGCTCAATACTTTGTTGTAGGTTACAAAGGTACTTCACCATATGATGCTGGTATATTCTACTGCCCATATGTACCTCTACAAATGGTAAGAGCTGTTGGTCAGGACACTTTCCAACCTAAAATTGGGTTCAAAACAAGATACGGCTTACAAGCAAACCCATTTGCTGAAGCAGGCGTATCTGACAATGCTGTAATCAATGGCGCTGGTAATGCTAACGCTAACAGATACTACAGAAGAGTCAAAGTAGCGAACTTAATGTAATCATTTTGATTTATTTAAAAAGGGCGGCCTAAAAAACCGCCCTTTTTTTATGCACTAAATACAGGACAACTATGAAGAAAATACTAATTCAATACTTTTACATATTCATTATAACACTAATAATTTTGCTTATTTTTACTTGGGCAAATGCTTGTGAAGTAGAAAAAATTAAAGTAGATGAAACACTACCCATATGTGAAGAATACCAAGTATCTACTGAAGAAAACCCTTGTAAAAAAGACGGTGAAAGTATAAGTGTTATAGGTGAGGCCATTAAGAAACTAGGTGAATCAGGAACACTTCCTAAATAGTATATAAATAGTAATATGACAACTACAAAATCATATAGTAGGCAACCAACGGCACAAGATTATGCCAGCCCCACACAGTTTAAATTTAACATACTTAAATTACCAAAAGTAGAATATTTTTGTACAGCAGTAAATATACCAGGTATAACACTTGGTGGTAATATTACACAGCAGACACCTTTTAAAGATTTACCTTTGCCTGGTGATAAATTAACTTATGAAGCTTTAAATATGACATTTTTAGTTGATGAAAATTTAGAAAACTTCCAAGAAATACACGGTTGGTTAGTCGGTTTAGGTTTTCCACGTGACTATTCAGAATTTAGAGGTTTGGTTTCAGCTGGTGATGATAGATTTCCAGCCAAAAATCAGTCTATCAGTACAGAACCAGGTAAAGTAAAATATGGTTCACCTAATGTTGGTGGTACATATTCAGACGCCACACTTACTGTATTAACAAGTAAAAATAATCCTCAATTAGAAGTAAGATTTAGAAATGTGTTTCCTACTTCATTGACAGGACTAGACTACAATCAACAAGCAACAGATGTTGAATATTTGACGGCAACTGTTAACTTTAATTATGAAATATATGACTTTGCTACTGTAGGTTCATCTACAACTAGCGTTACAACATCATAAAAACTTTACTTTTAAAAGCTTTTGTGATAAAATGGAGATATTATGGATTTAGAAAAACTACAAGAACAGGCCGATAAAGACCTAAAAATTAATGATACAGAACTAGATTTAGAATCATTAAAGACACCTCAATTACACAATCAATATATAAAACACTTAACAAAGTATAAGTTAATGTTGAGTCGTGCTGAAACTGAATATAATATTATGAAAAAGGAAAAGTGGGAATATTATACAGGAAAGGCAGACGCTTCTGTATATGCCGAAAAACCTTTTGATTTAAAAATATTAAGAACAGATATAGACAAATATTTAGATTCAGATATTGATTTACAAAAACAAAAACAAAAAGTTGACTATTTAAACACTACAGTTGATTTTTTAGATAGAACAATTAGACAAATAGGTAATAGAGGTTTTACTATTAAAAACGCCATAGACTGGAGAAAGTTTACAAGTGGTGCTATTTAACAATGTTTTTAAATACTTCTCATTATATAAAAGAACTAGCCTTTTCACAATCTTTTTGTGATAATATAATAAAAGTAGGCCAAAATAAGAAACTAGAAAAAGCAAAAATAACTAGCGGTAATCAATCAAATAGAAATTCTAAAATTTCATTTATTAAAGATAGAAATATAGAAACAGAAATAACTAAAGTAATAAATGAAGCAAATGAGAAATCTGGTTGGAACTTTTTATTAAGAGAGTTTGAACCATTACAATATACAGTTTATAATAAAAATGATTTTTATGATTGGCATATAGATAGTCGTTTAAAACCATATGATAATGGTTTAATTAGAAAGTTAAGTTTTACTATTTGTTTAAATGATGATTATGATGGTGGTTTATTTGAACTATGTTCTCCACACCCTATCAATGAAAAGAATATAATAACATCACACTTTTTAAAAAAAGGTTCAATAATAATTTTTCCCTCACATATCTGGCACAAAGTACACAAAGTAACATCCGGTGTTAGAAAAACTTTAGTTGGCTGGATAGTAGGAAAACCATTTGTATAATGACTACAACAAGATATTTAATTATAGATAAAAAAGATGAAGTCTATTTAAAGATAGAGGCAGACGCCGATATTCGTAGAGAACTTGGTGAATACTTTACATTTGAAGTGCCTGGTTATAAGTTTATGCCCCAATATCGCAATAGGGTATGGGACGGAAAAATAAGATTATTCAGTTATGCCACAGGTCAAATATATGCTGGCCTTTATCCTTATATTGTAAATTGGTGTAAAAATAATAATGTACAAGTTGTAGATGGTACTAAAATAAAAGACACCAATGTAGAAGATAAAAAAATAGATCAGTTTATAAAGGCACTTAAAATACCAAAAATAGAAGTAAGAGATTATCAAAAAGAGGCATTTGTTCACGCCGTTAAAAAAAATAGATGTTTACTACTATCTCCAACTGCCTCTGGTAAATCTCTTATTATATACTTAATATTAATATTTAACTTATTAAGATTAAAAGATACAAAACAAGATAAGATACTTATTATTGTGCCAACAACATCACTAGTAGAACAGTTATTTAAAGACTTTAAAGATTATGGTTATAATAGTGAAAGAAATGTACATAGAATCTATTCAGGCCACGAAAAAGAAACAAACAAAAGAGTTATTATTACCACTTGGCAATCGGTATATAATATGCCTAAAAAATGGTTTTCAGATGTAGGTACTGTAATCGGTGATGAGGCACATTTATTTAAGGCCGTTTCTTTAACAAAGATTATGACCAAACTAACAAAATGTAAATATAGAATTGGTCTTACAGGTACTTTAGATGGTACAAAAACTCATAAACTTGTATTAGAAGGCCTTTTTGGTACTGTAAATAAAGTTGTATCTACAAGTGAATTACAAGAAAAAAAACAGTTAGCTGATTTAAAAATATTTTGTTTAATACTACAACACGATAAAGACGCTAGACATTTTTTAAAAGATAAAACATATCAGGAAGAAATGGATTATTTGGTTTCTAACGAAAAAAGAAATAAATATATAAGGAATCTTTGTCTTTCTTTACAAGGCAATTCTTTATGCTTATTTCAATACGTTGAAAAACACGGTGAGATTCTTAAACAACTAATCGAAGATAAAGCACAAGATAGAAAAGTGTTTTATGTACACGGAGGTGTAGATGCTGATGTTAGAGAAGATATTAGAGCTATTACGGAGAAGTCCGATAACGCTATCATTATTGCTAGTTATGGTGTCTTTTCCACTGGGGTTAATATTAGGAATCTTCACAACATTGTTTTCAGTTCCCCTAGCAAATCTCGTATTAGAAATTTACAATCTATTGGTCGTGGCCTTAGGTTAAAGGATAATAATTCATCCGCTACTTTATATGATATTGCTGATGATTTAACTTACAACGAAAAGGAGAATTACACTTTAGCTCATTTTAGAGAAAGGATAAATATTTACAATGAAGAAGATTTTAATTATGAAATCCATAACGTGGAGTTAAAGTAAGATGCATCAACCAGCAGTAACAGTAAAAGTTATTAAACTTGATAATGGTGACGATATTGTTTGTGCTTTTCCTAAAGATCAATTAGATGAAAAGACAGGCCTTATCAGATTAGTAAAACCATTATTAATTAAATATGTACCTCAATTAACACCACAAGGTTTCAAAGATTATGTGGCTCTTATTAAATGGGCGGCCTACACTAATGATGAAATAATAACTATACCTATTAAAAAGATTTTGACAATTACAAATGCCACTTCCGAAATGTCTAAAACTTTTGAACATATGTCAAACGATTATCAAAAACTTGAAGCTCCAAGAAAAGATAATGATTATAAAAGAACTATGTTTAATAAAGAAGATAATGATAAAGTAAATGAAATATTTGATGAGTTTAGTGATTTAGATGATGATGGTGGAGGAACACTCCATTAACCTGGAGTATCCAGCATATCATCCGCTACACGCTTATTATATACAAATTTTTATAAAAGTCAATGCTCATATGAAAAAAAGTGAATGGATAATAAGAGTTACTTATAATAGTGATAATTGGAAAAAATATTGTGAACTTACTTATCCTTTCAAAGGCACTCCTAAACAATTAGAAAATAGAATTTGGAAACACTATAATAAAAACTATGAAGACTATGGTAAGGCAGAAGCCGTTACTGTAGAATTAATCAAAGATTGATTCATAATAACATTGACATTTTAAACAATTTATAGTATATTATACATTATGACTAGAACAAAAAAGAAAAGCGAACATTACGTTAATAATGCTGAATTTTTAGAAGCTATGAAAGCCTACAAGAAAGCTGTAAATAAATCTATAAGAGAAAAAAAAGAAAAACCACCAGTAACAGATTACATTGGTAGTTGTTTTTTAAAAATAGCAAATCACTTATCATACAGACCAAATTTTATTAATTATACTTTTAGAGATGATATGATTAGTGATGGTATTGAAAACTGTTTACAATACTTGGACAATTTTAATCCTGCCAAATCAAATAATCCATTTGCTTATTTTACTCAAATCATTTATTTTGCCTTTATTAGAAGAATACAAAAAGAAAAGAAACAAGTAACAATAAAACAAAAGTTAATTATGGATAACAATTATGATGATGTGGCTTTACAACCAGGCGATGATGGTGAATTTAAAAATCAGTTTAAAGAATTTTTACAAAAGAATATGAGAATTGAAGAACCTACTAAAAAAGATAAACCAAAAACTAAAAAGAAAAAAAAGGTCGCATCAACTAAATTCTTTGCTTAATTATGAAAATTGCTTTACTAAATGATACCCATTTTGGATGTAGAAATGACTCTCCAGCCTTTATAGAGTATCAAAACAAATTTTATGATGAGATATTTTTTCCCTATCTTATAGAAAACAATATTAAAACACTTGTTCATTTAGGTGATGTGGTTGATAGAAGAAAGTTTATTAATCACAATACAGCACATAATTTTAGAGTTAAGTTTTGGGATAGACTAGAAGACTTAAACATTGATACTCATATTATTATAGGTAACCACGATACTTATTATAAGAATACAAATGAAGTCAATGCTATGGAAAATTTAAATATAACATCACAAGCTTCAATCTATACAAGACCACGTGAAGTAGAATTTGATGGTACTAAAATACAGTTTCTTCCTTGGATATGTGATGATAATTATGAAGAATCAATACACGCCATAGATCACTCAAATGCTGATATATGTTTTGGTCATTTAGAGATAAAAGGATTTGAGATGCACGGTGGGCATATGAATGAACACGGCTTAGAAAGAAATCAATTTAGAAGATTTGAAAAAGTATTATCAGGCCATTTTCATAAAAAATCAGATGATGGTCATATCTATTACCTAGGAACTCAATATCAAATTATGTGGTCAGATCACAACTGTCCAAAAGGCTTTCATATATTTGATACAAATACTAGAGAACTTGAAAGAGTAGAAAATCCAAATGTAATATTTAAAAAGTTTATATATGATGATACAAAATATGATTATACACACCAAAAACTTGATAATTATGAAAACTGTTTTGTCAAGTTATTTGTATCTCAAAAAACAAAAGAAGAAATGTATAGTAAACTAATTGAAAGATTTTATAATGATATTAATGTACACGAACTGGTAATTGTTGATGACCCTACAGATATTAAATCTACAGTAAGAGAAGACATACTAGAACAAGGTGAAGATACATTAACATTTTTAAGAAATTATATTGACCAAGTAGATACTGATTTAGATAAACATAAATTAAAAGAGTTTGCTAAAGAACTTTATGTAGAGGCTAGTGAGTGATAACTTTTAAAAAGATAAGATATAAAAACTTTCTATCAACTGGTAATACACCAATAGAAATAAATCTAAACAAATCAAACACCACTTTGATTGTAGGTAGTAATGGATCTGGTAAATCAACTTTATTAGACGCCTTATGTTTTGTATTATTTAATAAACCATTTAGAATTATTAAAAAAGAACAAATGGTCAATACAGTAAATCAAGGCGATTGTGAAATAGTTGTAGAGTTTGATGTGGGTACAAAAAAATATAAGATTATAAGAGGCATCAAACCAAACATATTTGAAATTTACCAAGACGGCCAGTTGTTAAACCAAGACGCCTCTAATATTGACTATCAAAAATATTTAGAAAACAATATAATGAGATTAAACTATAGATCATTTTTACAAGTTGTATTGTTAGGTTCATCATCTTACGAGCCATTTATGAAAATGAAACCAAGGTATAGACGAGAGGTGGTAGAAGAAATATTAGACATAAGAGTATTTGGACTTATGGATTTAATATTAAGACCTCAACAATCAGAATTAACTAGAAACGTAACAGAATTACGCCATAAATGTGATCTTATAGAATCCAAGTATGAAACAGAATTAAAACACTACAAAGCGCTCTCCGACCTTAACCTGAACGACCTGGATGGTAAAAGGAAGACATTAGAGAAGAATGGTGAGGTTAGTTATCAATACCATAAAAAGATAGAAGAAATCAATATAGAACTAGAATCATATCAGGATAAAGTAAAATACAAAGACAAAGAACAGGCCAAGTTAAATAAACTATCTAAACTGGAGGCCAAAATAGAACAAAATCTATCTACACATAAAAAGAATTTAGAGTTTTTTGAAGAAAATGATAATTGTCCTACTTGTACACAACCATTACAGGCTGAGTTTAGAGGTGAAAAGATTGCTTACGAAAAAGGTAAATTAGTTACTTTAAATGATGGTATGAAAAAATTAATGGAAGAAATATCCAGACAAGAAGAACTTATTACGGCTATGGAAAAAATGTCTAATAAGATGTATGAAATGAATGTAGAAGTGTCTAAACTACAAACATCAATTGAAGAATTAAATAAGTATTCAAATAATATACACGAAGAAATTAAATCTTTAGAAAACAAACAAACAGATGGTAAAGAAATAGAAAAACATTTAGAGCAATTAAAATCTGATTTGGAAAATACTAAAGTTGAAAGAGATAAAATTATAGAAAAAAAAGGTTATGTAGATATATTAAGAGAAATCTTAAATGATAAAGGCGCTAAATCTCAAATAATTAAAAAGTATGTACCAATTATGAATACTTTAATTAATCAGTATTTACAATCAATGGACTTTTTTATATCGTTTCATTTAGATGAAGAATTTAACGAAACAGTAAAAAGTAGATTTAGAGATACCTTTAACTATAATAACTTTAGTGAGGGTGAAAAGATGAGAATTGATTTAGCCTTACTATTTACTTGGCGACAAATTGCTAAAATGAAAAATAGTGTCAATACAAACTTGTTGGTATTAGATGAAATCTTTGATTCAAGTTTAGATGGTCAAGGAACAGATGACTTTTTTAAGATTATAAAAACTATGACAAAAGAAAACATTTTTATTATATCACATAAAGGCGATATACTATTTGATAAGTTTACAGACATAGTTAAATTTGAGAAATATAAAAACTTTACAAGGCTACAACAAACATAGGAGATAATATGAAAGAATTGAAATTAATACCACCAACAGATCCAAGAGTACAAACGGCCATAGCACCTTTTCAGGAAGATATGTTAAAAGAAGAAGGATTTAAAGATAGAAAAGAACTATCAGATATGATGTTTGACGCTATGAAAAAATATGGTGGTATAGGTCTATCTGCTAATCAAGTAGGTTTACCATTTAATATGTTTGTTATGGGTGGCCATTTACAAATAGAAAACGGTTTAAAAATGACTTGTTTTAATCCTATGATAATAACAAGTAGTGAGGAACAAGTAATGATGCAAGAAGGTTGTTTAACTTTTCCTTTTGTATTTTTACATATCAAAAGACCTCGTAAAGTTGTTGTAAAGTATGAAGATGAAAATGGTGATTTAAAAGAAGGCCATTTAGACGGTATGATGAGTAGAGTATTCCAACACGAATACGACCATATGTTAGGTAGAACATTTACTGAACACGTATCTAAATTTAAATTAGATAGAGCTTATAAAAAGGCTGAAAAAATGATTGATACTTTAAAGAAAGATAAAGACGCCAGAATTATTGAAAAACCAATAAGTAAGGAGTAATATGCCAAAAGAACGACCAAAAATATATGAAAGAAATCCAATGACAGATGTTATTCGTTGGAGATATGTTGACGAATCACCAGATAAATTTGGATGGCCAAACTACGGAAGAATATTAAATGAGAAAAAGAAAAACGTACATACACGTAAACCAGCACGTAATAAGAAGTAATAAGAAAAATGGAACAGATGATCCAGTTATTACGGTTAAGCAAGGTAGTAAGAATGTTTATTGCCATAAAGTGGCTATTAACGGACCATCCGTTGTGGTTTATGGTGGTAATGATAAGCCTTTATTGTCTTGTGGTGCTCGTGTAGTAATTGAAACCGAAGCCAGCGTTGACATTTTAAAATAATTGTGATATAGTATATATTATGAGTAGTGAAGATCAATTTGTTGAAAATCAATACAAAGAGTGGTGTGAAAAAAACGATATATCTAAAGTAGAAGATATAGACCAAAACCATTTAAAATTAATGGTTGAAAAAGATTTAGCCTTTGTATCTAAAATGACCGTACAAGAATATACATTGTACGAGAAATGGATAGAAGTACACGAAAAATATCCTACAGCAGAAACAAATAGTTTCTTTGATGATAAACCTGCCCTTGTCAATCCTGAACAAGAGGCCTTTATTAAAACAGTTAAAAATAATATTTGGATTCCAGAATCACCAGAAGATATTGATAAGTTAGAACCTGTATTAGAATTTACAGATGATACAGAAACAAGATTTGATGGTTCTAAAAAGAGAGGTGATTTATCAGAAAAGTGGAATACATTAAGAACTTTCTTATCTACTATGAAAAACAATTCAAACATTGGTAGACAACTATTTTTTATAGTAAAAGATAATAGATCAGGCAAATACCTTGGTGTCATTTGTATTTCAGGTGACTTTATGGATTTAACACCACGTGATAAGTTTATAGGTTGGGATAGACAAATTAAAACCTTTGAGGGTAAAATTAATCATACAGCAATAGGTTCTTCTATTGTACCAACACAACCATTAGGATATTCATTTACAGGTGGTAAATTATTAGCGTATCTGTGTTTATCAGATGATGTACAAAGAATATGGGAAGAAAAATATGGTGATAAGTTAGTTGGCGTAACAACTACTAGTTTATACGGTAAGGCAAAGGCCAATACACTATCTCAATATGATGGTTTAAAATATTGGAAAAGAATGGGTTTTACAACTGGTTCTGTATCATTTCAACCTAGTAGAAAAGTTAGAAATATGATATGGACTTGGTTAAAGAAAAATCATACTAGAAAGTATTGGGAATGGCACGAAGCCAAAAGACCTAACGGCCAACCATTAAAAAGAGATCATAAGAATAGATCACTAAACTTTACGTATTCAAAACTAGATATACCAAAAGAATATATTAGAACTGAACACCAAAGAGGTATCTACTTTACAAAATTATATGAAAATACTAACGAATTTCTATGTGGTAAGATAGAGGCGAAAGATTTAGTTAAAAGATTTGATAGTAGTACCGAATCACTAGTTAAAGTATGGAAAGAAAAACACGCTAAAAAACGTGTAAAATCACTGGTTGAACAAGGCAGATATAATACAGACAGCCATTTTTATGATGAATTAATCTATATGAATTGGGAAGAATGTAAGAATCACTTTCTAAATCAAGTAGGCCGATAAGTGTTCTGGTTCTGTTCTTTTAAAAAGTAAGTAAAATCAACAAAATTTAATGGCTTGACTTTTAAAGCGTTTTGCGTTAGGATTATCCTATGAAAGCGGTTAGTTGTTTTATTTCTCATTTTTTTTCTTTCTTGCTAGCCGCTTTCTACAAAATTTATAGGCTTGACATTTTTAATAAAATAATATAGGATATACAGTATGACTACACAAATAAACATAGACACTAAATCACAGTTAGCAAAATTGATTGCTACTGAAAATATTATAATTCAACATAATCAAGTTAAGACAGCAAGTTTTGATACTGTTAATCGTATCTTAACATTACCAATCTTTAAAGTACAAAGTGGTGATGTTTATGATATGTTAATAGCACACGAATGTTCTCACGCTTTATTTACACCAACAGATGGTTGGACTAAGATTTCAGGTGATGATGAGTTAAGAGCTTATGTAAATGTTTTAGAAGATACTAGAATTGACAAGTTAATTCAAAAAAAATATCCAGGTGTAGTTAGAAATTATCTTAATGGTTTTGATATTATGGAAAAACAAAACTTCTTTGGTTTGAGAGGTAAAGATATTAATACTGATTTGATGTTAATTGATAAAATTAATATGAGATCAAAGTCAATGAATAGAATTAATTTTAAATTTTCAAGTGAAGAAAAAAATTGGTTAACTAAAGTTGACGCTCTTAAAACTTTTAATCAAGTTGTTAAGTTAGCTAAAGAGATGTTAAACTGGCAAAAAGATCAAATTGAACAAATGAAAAAATTGCCAGATTTTGATACTCACCCTTTAGTTGAAAACTACAATTTAGATGATGAGCAAGATTCAGATAATAATGTTAATACTAAAGATGGTAATTCAGATATTGAAAGTAACAATTCAGACAACGATAATGGTAATGATGGCGACCAAGAATCACAAGCAAACAAATCAGATGAGAATATTGAAGATGATGAGAATGGTAAAGAAGCCAATTCTTACAATACTGATGGTGCTGGTGGTGACGGTGGTGTGGATCCTCAAAAATTAGTTGCTATTACAGATTCATCTTACGAAAAAAACAAAGAAAAGTTATTAGACGGCAAAACAAAATATACTTACTTTAATTTACCAGAACCAAATCTAAAAAATGTTATGGTATCAGGCAAAGATTGGGTTAAAAAATGGAAAGAATATGCTTTTAAAAAGAATGAATATTATTCTTATGAGCATAATAAAAGAATTGAATATATTAATTGGTTAAAAGATAACTTTAAACAATTTAAAAACGATAACAAAAAAACTGTTAACTACCTAGTTAAAGAATTTGAAATGAAAAAATCTGCTACAGCTTACAAAAGAGCAAGTACAGATAAAACTGGTGTTATTGATCCTCTTAAATTAAAAGATTACAAATTTAGTGACGACATCTTTAAAAGATTAACTATCTTACCAAATGAAAAAAACCACGGTATGATGATGTTATTAGATTGGTCTGGTTCAATGTGTGATGTTATTAAACAGACAATTGATCAACTTTTAAATCTAGTATGGTTCTGCCAAAAAATTAATATACCTTATGAAGTTTACCTATTTACTAGTGAAATGGACGGCGATAGACAATTAAGATCATATGACTATGATGATAAAGGTAACAGAATTAATATAAAATCAAAAACTTGGAATTTAAAACACGGTGATGGTTTATTTGATAATTTTAATCTAATTAATATTGCCAGCCACAGAATGAAAAAAACTGATTTAGATGAGTCTTTAATGTACTTATATCATATGGGTTTATATTATGAGGATAGATACACTAACAGAAGCTATATGGATAGTTACTATTACAAAGGTGATAGATTTGATATTCCAAAAGAATTTTGGTTAGGTACTACACCTTTAAACGAAGCTTTAGTTGTTATGAATAAAATTGTACCAATGTTTAAAAAGAAATATAACATTGAAAAAATGACATTTATTACATTAACAGATGGCGGCGCTAATTCAAATTATGGTACTGAAAAAGTTGTTAATACTGAAAAAGGTTTAGGTGTAGAAAAAACATCAGCTGGTACGCCAGTTATCACAATGGGTAAAAAACAATATACAGTTGAAGATAATTATTTTTCTGGCCAAATGACTACTTTATTGTTAGATGTTTTAAAATCTCAGTACAATATTAATACAATTGGTTTCTATGTTGTTAAAAGATTAAACAGAATGTGGGAACTAGAAGGTATGATCGGTAAATACAAAGATTGGAATGATAAACACAATAAATTACAAGCTCTTAAAAATAAATTTAATAAAGAAAAAGTAGCTGATGTTAACAAACCAGGTTACAATAGATACTTTTTATTAAATGGTAAAACAATGGCGGTTGAGAATACTGACCTTTCAGCAGTAAATGACGGTATGAAAGCTGGTAAGATTAAACAGTTATTCAGTAAATCAATGAAAGGCCGAATCGTTTCCAGATCGTTATTAAACAAATTCATAGAGGAGGTTGCTTAAAATGGTTGATTTTACTATGCTTTTTATAGGCTTGACTTCTATGATGGTTATGATAGGATATACCAATGAAAACAAAAAAGGAGTACATTATGTTAAATACTAAACAACAAGAATTTGTTAAACACGCTTTAGAGAAGTTTGGCAAATCACAATTAACTGTAGGAGAGTTAAAAGAAGCCAACGCTAAGTTTGGTTGTAAATACGCTCCACAATGGTTAATTAAAAATAAAGATTACAAAGTTGGTAAGTCTTTATTTAAACTGCCAGTTGATGGCGAAGCTAAATCAGTAAAAGTAAAAGAAGCTGATACTGATAATGAAAAAATATTAACCCCTGATAATGAAACTAAAAAAGAGGCCGCTTATGTGGTTTCATCTTTGACAGGTAATATCGTACCTAAAAAAGATCCTGTGTTCGTTAGTTTTGGTAACTATCCAGATTTAAAATCAATTATTAAATCTAACAGGTTCTATCCTGTGTTTATTACTGGTTTGTCTGGTAACGGTAAAACTATGGGTGTTACTCAAGCTTGTGCCGAGGCTAAAAAAGAATTAATAAGAGTTAACATTACAATTGAAACAGATGAGGACGATCTATTAGGTGGTTACAGACTTAAAGATGGCCAAACTGTATGGCAAAACGGTCCGGTAATTGAAGCGATGGAAAGAGGCGCTCTTCTTCTACTTGATGAGATTGACTTAGCAAGTAATAAGATTATGTGTTTACAACCAATCCTAGAAGGTTCTGGTGTGTTTGTTAAAAAAATTAACAAGTATGTTAAACCAGCTCAAGGCTTCAATGTGATTGCTACTGCTAACACTAAAGGGCAAGGATCCGAAGACGGTAAGTTTATCGGTACCAATGTTCTTAACGAGGCGTTTTTGGAAAGATTTCCAATTACCTTTGAGCAGAAATATCCAAGTGTTAGTATTGAAAAAAAGATACTTAACAATACATTAAAGTCTTATGGTAAATCAGATGCCAAATTCGTTGACAAGTTAACAACGTGGGCAGATGTGATTAGAAAAACCTACTTTGATGGTGGTGTTGATGAGATTATCTCTACCAGAAGATTAGTCCACATTACACAAGCGTATTCAATCTTTGACAATAAGATGAAAGCAATTCAAATGTGTACTAATAGATTTGATGATGATACAAAAAATTCGTTTGTTGAGTTATATACAAAAGTTGACTCTGGCGCTAGTGTCGAAGACATTATAGAAGACCAAAGAAAAGCTGAAGTAGAAGCTCAAACGGATGACAATGATAGTGAGTCGGATGACGAAGTTATCTAAATCTATCACACATAGTGTAGTCCTAGGTGGAGGGGTTGTGCCCTCCACCATTTTATCTACACTTACAGGAGAGGAGGTAAAAACATTTTGTCAATAACTATACAAGTAAGAAACGGTAATTTAGAACAGGCTATGAGAGTGCTTAAGAAAAAAGTACAAAAAGATGGCCAGTTAAAAATTTTAAAAGCAAAACAATACTATGAAAAACCGTCAGAAATAAAAAGACGTAAGAAAAAAGAAGGTATTGCTAACTTTAAAAAACAACAAAAGAAGTTAAAACAACAAAGAGGTTTTTAGATTTTACGCCTGTGTTGATGTATATATATTATTGTTAGGCGGCTCGTAAGTCCTAACGGCGTAAAAACCCGATAAAATTTATCGGTGTCGCAAAAACGGTGAAGTTTGGTAGTTTCACTCCGTGATAAAAGAAACTACCATTATAAATAATATTGAGTGTGACATTTTTGACCACTTGAAAGGTAGAAATTCATACTTATATTAATAACAAGAGCGCCATAATGGGCTCTTAAATTAACTTGCTTTAATAAGGAGGAAAATATGACTAATAAAGCACTTTCTATTTTTAATCAATTAAGACCGGTAACCGTTGGGTTTGATAACGTGTTCGACCACTTTGAAAGAATGATGGACGACCATAATTTCAACGAAATGGTTAGATATAACTATCCACCATACAATATCGTAAAGACAGGTAACTTTACTTACAATATTGAACTAGCACTTGCTGGTTTCAGTAAAAAAGATATTGAAATCAATATGGAAGATGGTGTCTTAAATATTAAATCAGCTGTAGAAGCAACTAAAGACAAAGACGAGGATGGAGTAATCCATAAAGGTATCGCTAAAAGATATTTCTCTAAATCTTTTACAATCGCTGATGATGTTGAAGTTAAAGGCGCTGAATTAAAAGATGGTCTTTTAAAAGTGTCTTTAGAAAGAATTGTTCCAGAGTCTAAAAAACCAAGAACAATTAATATTAAGTAAATAGTAAAATAGAAGGCGGAGAGCTTGACTTTCCGCCTTTTTTATGTTATAATTATATTATAAAAAATAAACTGTGGAGGTTATTATATTATGAGTATTATTTTTAGACAAGTGAAATCTGATACTGAAGAAGTACCAATGTTGGATTTTATCAAAAGGGTAGAACCAAATCAAGCAGCCGACAAGGCCTTTCAAGCAAATGAATTTACAAGGTGGAAAATAGAGCAAGGCTCTAGTTATATGACTTCTACAATTAGAAATATGGCACCTAGTAAATTTATATTTTGTGATGTTGAAAAGTGTTTAAAATCTGCTATTGAAAGAGAATCAAAAATAGATGAAGAATATTTCCAAAAATGGCTAGACGCTGGTGTTACATATTTAAATTTAGATTCTAATAATAGAACAATCAATATTGTAGGTTTTATTGACGGTAGTTTTGGTGTTGAAGAAGGAACTTACGAAATTGAGGGTAATATTTTTAAAATTAAAACTGATTTAAATGATAAACTTGTTTTTGATAGAGAAAAAAATGAAGTTGATTATACAAAAACAACTTTACCTAAAGCAATTGTATCAGCATTTTTAGAAGCAAGAGTAAATTTAGAAATATATACAGATACAACGAGAGAAGAATTATCCGAAGTGTTTACTAGAATTAATGACGGTAAACCTTTGAATGAACCTGAAAAAAGAAATGCTAGAACTAGTGATGTTGCTAATGTAATTAGAGAATTAGCTGAACAACATAAAGATAGATTCTTTAATTCACTTACTAAATGGTTTACACCAGAACAACAAAATAGAAGAGGCTTAGATGATTTTATTGCTGGTATGTGCCACGTATTTTTTGAAGGTGCTGAAACAACAATATCACCAGCTTCATTAAATTCTATGTATAGAATTGGTTCCGAAGTAGATCAAAACATAAATCTATTTAAAAAAAGATTTAATCAGTTTATGAGTTGGGTATCAAAAGGTGATTTAAATGCTATACCTAATAGAAACTCTATCTTTGATTTATGGATAATTTTCATAGATTTAAAAAATGATAAAAAAGAAATTAAACCAGGTAAAGAAGACGCTTTTATTAATCACTATGTAAAAGTAGTAGGTGATTTATTAAGAGATAAAACTCCATATCCTTGTGGTAAAGGTGACCCTAAATCGTTTGAAACAATGGTAGGTGGCAGACAAGCAGCCAACAATGTTAAAAGAAATCAGATGATTATGGAAAAACTTGATGTTGATGAATACTTTATTAAAATGGATTCAAAAAGAGTTGTCAATGATAGTGATAAACTAGCTGTGGCTGCCAGAGATAACTTTAAAACACCAGAAGGAAAAGATATTGATTTATCAAAATTACAAACAAAAGAATATCATAAAGGACACGTAAATTCTTATAGAGATACAGGTGATACTTCAATAGATAATACGGTTATTCAGACAGATATAGATAACTGGAAAACAGGTACAAAAAAGGTGAAAGTTAGTGTTTAGTTATCTTGGTGGTAAAAAGTTTCAGGCAAAATGGATTGCCTCCAACTTTCCAAAACATAATACTTATGTTGAACCATTTGGTGGTGCCTATTGGGTTTATTTTGTGGCCAACCACCAAATAGATCAGGCTCATACAAATGTATATAATGATTTTAATAGAGATATAGCAAATATATTTCATTGTGCCAGACATAAAGATAGAGAATTTTTAAAATCTTTATTGTCATATGAACCACAACAAGAAGAAATTTTTAATCAATTTAAATCAGATTTAATACCATTTAATACAGACTTTGAACTAGGTGATATTGAAAGAGCCACAAAATATATCTACCTACAAACTCAAAGTTTTAGTGGTGATACTCTAAATGAAAAAACAAAGTTTGTAAATTTAAAAGGTAAATATAAATCAAAGTATCAACATTTTATAGATAAAATTAGTGATAAAAAATGGTTATATTTTATTAAAGGCATAAATCATATTCATAACGAATCATATGAAACAGTTATTAATATGTATGATAAAGAAGATACATTATTTTATGTTGATCCTCCATACTATAAAATGGAAGATTACTATGTAAAAGACTTTCAAAGAAGCCAGCACGAAGACCTGGCCAATAAACTAAAAGAAATAAAAGGTAAATTTGTATTGTCTTATTATGACTTTCCAGATTTACAAAAGTGGTTTCCAAAAGATCAATACACTTGGATAGAAAAAGAATTTAATAAACAAAACGCTAGTAAAAACAAAGGCGCTGGTAAAGGTAAAGAAGTATTAATTATGAATTATAAACCAGCATTGACTTTAGAATAGCTTTGTGATATATTAAATAATGCGGATGTCGTATAAAAGTAATACACTTGGTTTCCAACCAGGAAAAGATTGGGCAGTACAGTCCATCCGCTCCAAAATTTGAACGAGGAGTAAATAATGTTTGATAAATTTGTAATACCAAAAACTAATTTTAAAATAAGAGAAGGCGATTCTGTATTAGAAGATGGCTGTAACTTTGATGAGGGTAAGTGGGTAGAAAAATCTACAGACGACTTTTTTAAAGGCAAAAGAGTTGTATTGTTTTCTCTACCTGGTGCTTTTACACCAACTTGTACATCTACTCAATTACCAGGCTTTGATGAAAACTATGAAAAAATTAAAAGTCTTGGAATAGATGAAATCTATTGTTGTTCAGTAAATGATACATTTGTTATGAACGCTTGGGCAGAAATTTTAAAAATCAAAAATGTAAAAGTAATTCCTGATGGATCTGGTAATTTTACTAGATTTATGGGAATGTTAATTGGAAAAAATCATAAAGGCTTTGGTAATAGAAGTTGGAGATATATGGCAGTTATTAACGATGGAGTTGTTGAAAAGTGGTGGCAAGAACCAGGTATCAATAATGACGGATCAGATAATGACCCATACGTTGAAACTACACCAGAGAATATGATAAGTTATTTGAAATCAAAATAACATTGACAAAAAAACTATACTATGTTATATTATAATATGTTAAATTATGAAGGAGTGATATATGAATCTATCAAGTGATACGGTTTCTGTATTAAAAAACTTTTCAGACATTAATCAAAATATATTGGTTAAACCTGGAAACAAAGTACAGACAATCTCTACAATGAAAAATATTTTAGCAGAAGCTGAAATATCAGAAAAGTTTGAAAGCGAATTTGCTATCTATGATCTACCAGAATTTTTGAGATCAGTAGAACTTTTTGAAAAACCAGAACTAAAGTTTAATGGTGGATCAAATGTTCAGATTGCTGATTCTAATTCTAAACAGGCAATAAAATATTTCTTTGCTGACAAATCAGTTATTGTTTCGCCTACAAAGAATATTACAATGCCAGATAAAGAAGTTACTTTTACATTTAAAAAAGAAACCTTTTCTAAATTACTAAAAGCAGCTACTACATTAAATTTACCAGATGTTGCCGTTAAAGGTGATGGTAAATCAATTAAATTAATTGCTACAGATAAGAAAAACAAATCTTCAAATGATTATTCTATTGAAGTTGGTGAGACCGATAAAACATTTACGGCCTATTTTAAAACTGAAAACTTTAAAATGGTTTCAGATGATTATGATGTAGCAATATCTAAACAAAAGATAAGTCATTTTGTAAACAGAAATAAACCTATACAATATTGGATAGCATTAGAACCAGATTCGGAGTTTTAATATGTCTGAAGTCTATAAATTAGAAGACGGTACCGAATACAAAGCAGACGACTACTTAAAAGTAGAAACCAGAGAATATCATCAAACAACACATTATCTTAATAGACAAATTGCTGTTTCTGATATTATAGAGGAGTTTGGCGATTTGCCTACCTTTGAAAAAGGTTTATACTTTAATTGGAACGACTATCATAAAGCTTCACAAGAAGACAAAGACTTGGCAGATAAAGTACAAGAATTTGTTGATGAACACGATTATGACCGTGAAGAAGATTGTTGGACAATGAATAAAGGTGGTTATGATGTTGATAGTGAAATTGTAAAAGAATTTACAATGGAAACACCCTAATAATGAATAAAGTGAGGTTTATATTATGTCAGATTTTTTGTGGGTTGAAAAATACCGTCCAAAAAAGATAAGCGATTGTATTCTTACCGAAGATTTAAAGAATACATTTACACAATTTCTAAAACAAAAAGAAATACCTAACCTATTGTTGTCTGGTACTGCCGGTACTGGTAAAACAACAGTAGCAAGAGCCTTATGTGAAGAACTAGGTAGTGATTATATCATTATTAATGGTTCAGACGAAGGCCGTCAAATAGATACATTAAGAAATAAGATTAAAAACTTTGCTTCTACTGTATCTCTTACCGAAGACGCTAATCATAAAGTTGTCATAATTGATGAGGCAGATTATATGAACGCTGATAGTGTTCAGCCTGCTTTAAGAAACTTTATAGAAACATTTTACAATAATTGTAGATTTATATTTACTTGTAATTATGTCAATAAGATAATACCAGCATTACATAGTCGTTGTACTGTCATTGATTTTGCCATAAAAAATGGTCAAAAGGTAAAGACGGCTACTGCCTTTATGAAACGATTAGGTGGTATACTTGATGATGAGAATATAGAATATGACAAAAAAGTATTGTCAGAATTAATACAAAAGTATTATCCAGACTTTAGAAGAACTATCAACGAACTACAAAGATATTCAGTTAGAGGTAAGATTGATAGTGGTATTCTTTTTAGTCTATCAGAAGCTAATACCAAAGAACTCATAGTATCATTAAAAGAAAAAAGATTTAATGATATGAGAAAATGGGTTGTTCAGAACTTGGACAAAGAGGCCTCTTTTCTATTTAAAACTATCTATGATGTTCTCTATACAGCACTAGACTCTAAATCTATTCCTCAATCTATATTAATTTTGGCTGGGTATCAATATAAATCTGCCTTTGTTGCTGACCAGGAGATAAATATGGTTGCCTGCCTTACAGAAATAATGGCGAGTTGTAAATTTAAATAAGAGATTAGAATGGCTAGAAGAACATTTTTTAGAAAATTAATAGTAAAATTAAGAATATGGTATGCTGATATACGAGGACATCACGGTAAAAGATGGGATTATGAACCTGGTGATTGGTATATGGGTAGACACAATAAAAGAAAGTAAAACCATAAGCGGATATGGTATAGAAGTATTACGCCACGTTGCCAACGTGGAGATGGCGGAGCGTTACCGCCTATCCGCTCCAGAATTATTATGTACGAATTGAAAGATTACTTAAACGCTATAAACTTTACTAAAGAAAATCTATTAGATACAGACGATTTAACGTGGGAAAAGAAGTATCCACCGTTTATCATTAACAAGTGTTTATCAATGCATTATGACAGTATAGCAGCTGCCAATGAAATGAATGGTTATCACTTTTTAGATAAGAAAGTCCAGTTTCATTTTTTGATAAATAGTATTAGAAAAAAGAAGCGATTTGGTGGCAAATGGTTATCACAAGCCAAATTGAAGAATTTAGAGTATGTCAAAGAATATTATGGATATAGTAATGAGAAAGCAAAACAAGCACTTAGCATACTAAAAGACGAACAAATTGAATTTATAAAAGAGACCTTGAACAAAGGTGGGAGAAAAAAATGAGCGAAGAAATTGTAAACTGGTCGCCTGAAAGTATGTTAGAGGTCACAATCAAACAACCAGACGACTTCCTTAAAGTTAGAGAAACATTAACTAGAATTGGTGTAGCGTCCCGAAAAGACAAAACACTTTATCAATCGTGTCACATTTTACATAAACAAGGTAAATACTTTATAACACACTTTAAAGAACTATTTGCTTTAGACGGTAAAAAGGCTACATTGGTTGAAAACGATATACAAAGAAGAAATACTATTGCTATTCTTTTACAGGATTGGAATTTAATTGACATTGTAAAACCAGCAAAAGCTGAAAACAAAGCACCATTAAGTCAAATCAAAGTATTACCTTTTAAAGAAAAAAAAGAATGGACGCTATCAGCTAAATATAATATTGGTAAAAAAATTGATGAGAATAAGGAAGAAGTAAAAGATAGCGACAATGCAAGTACCGAAGTTTAAAGATTTTATTACTGAGCAAAATATAGAACGTAAAAATAAACCGATTACGGTTGCAATTATTACGAAGTCTAATCCAAATGTTAAAAAACAAAAAGCTGGTGAAGCTCCTAAAAAAGAACTTACAGTTGGTTTAATTCAAAAGGCTTGTAAGAAAAAAGGTTTTGAGTGTGTTGTCATCAATACAAAACACGCTATCATCACTGGTAAAGACGAAGATAAGAATACTTTAACCATTTATAATTATGATGGTAAAGATTCTGAACATACATTTATAGGTAAAGATACTGTTTGTATTACACGAGCAGGTTCTATTGAAGACGAAGCTGGATTATCATTAATATCAGCCTTTCAAAACTCATCAGCATTTATGTTAAACACACGATCAGCTATGCTGACTTGTGATAATAAATTAACAACAGCATTACTATTTGAAAAGTTTGGTATACCTACACCAAGAACAGCGTTTGTATCAAATGAAAAAAACATAGAAGACGCTGTAAAATTAGTTGGTAATAAATTTCCTATCATACTTAAAACATTAACTGGTACTCAAGGTATTGGTGTAATTAAAATTGAAAGTATGGATAGTTTAGTATCTACAATACAAGCATTATGGAAACACGATGCAGAAGTATTAATACAAGAATATATGGAAGTAGATGGTGATGTAAGAACTTTAGTCGTAGATAATAAGATATTTGCGTCAACAAATAGAGTTGCCGCTAAAGGTGAGTTTAGATCCAACACTCATAGAGGCGCTACACCAAAACCATATAAGTTAAGTGAAGAAGAACAAGAAATCATTTTAAAAGCCGCTAGAGCGTCCAAAGCGTACCTTGTAGGCGTAGATCATATCATTTACAAGGGTAAACCTTATGTATTAGAAATCAATGGTAGTCCAGGTTCAGGTGCCGAATATGAAGGTTATCAATATAAAGATTACTATTCAGAACCAGAACCATCAGGCGCTATCGGTGGCGAAGAATTAATGTATGATATTATAGATTGGGTATCAAAAAGAAGTCATTGGGATAGACAAGCAAATAGTGAATGTGGTTGGTTAGAAACTGTTGAACTAGATGAACTAGGAAAAGTTAGAGCAAAATTTGATACAGGAAATGGTTCACTTGCTTGTGCCTTACACGCTGATGAAATTTTAGAAGATGGTAAAATAGTTAAATGGAAATATGACGGAAAAACTCATACTAAACCAAGACACGGTACAAGTAAAGTTTATAGAGCAAATGCTGACGGTGAAGAGCCATCAGAAATTAGACCAACGATATTATTAGATATTACATTTAATGGTTTTACATATAAAGATATTGAATTTGGTTTAGACCAAAGACCACGATCAGGCTCAGATATATTAGTTAATAGAGAATTAATGCGACAAATGAATGTAAGTGTCAACCCTAATAGAACATTTGTATTAAGTAAGAGATTAAGACCTATTGAAAAAGAAGGTAAACAAGACAAAGTGGGTTTTGAAAAGAAATAACATTGACAATTTAGTCAATTTATGTTATATTATAAACAATAAGGAGAAATATTATGTCAGACGTGAAACTATTAAGACTAGCTACTGGCGAAGATGTAATCGCTAGAGTAGAAGAAGACGACCAAGGTGTAAATTTAAACAAAGCATTTGTTATTATACCTCAACAATCGGCACCAGGCCAACCAATACAATTAATGATGTCATTATATAATGCTTTTGGTAAAAGTGATACTGTTACGGTATCAAAAGACAAAGTTGTATTCATAACAGATCCTAAAGAAGATATTTTAAAATCATATCAAAAAAATACAAGTAGTATTTTAACATCACCAGGATTAATTACAGAAACTAAATTACCTAAATTAGATTAGTGATAACTGTTTACTTTGTACGTGATGGCTCAAAGATAGCAGTTGATGTGCCTGAAGGCACTACTCTAATGAAGGCTGCTAGAGATTATTCAAAAGTATCCATACCAGAAATACCAGCAGATTGTTCTGGTAGTTGTGCTTGTGCTACTTGTCACGTACATATTGATGAAAGGTATTATGAATCTATACCTACAGATACAGCTGAAATTGAATTGTTAGAATATGAACCTGAATTTAAACCTAAACAAAGTAGATTATCTTGTCAAATTACATTGACTAAAAAACATAATGGTTTGATAGCTACATTATTAAAAGACTTATAATGAATTTTTATAAATCAGTAATTGAACACAAAGGCAAACTTCTTGTAAGAGGTATACACGAGGGTAAAGACTTTAAAGAAAAGTTAGATTTTGGTCCTACTCTATATGCTTTAACACAACAAGAAACTGAATATAAAAATTTACAAGGCCAATATTTAAAACCAATCACATTTAAAAACATAGACTCTGCTCGTAAGTTTAGACGAGAAGTTGTAACTCAAAATTCACCTATTTACGGATTAGAAAGATACCATTATCAATATATTGGTAAAGAATATCCTGAAGATATTAAATGGGATAAAGATCATATTAAAATCTTCACACTTGATATTGAAACAAGTTGTGAAAATGGTTTTCCTGATGTGGAAAATCCTATTGAAGAATTACTTTGTATTACAGTTAAAAATCAATCTAACAAACAAATTATTACTTGGGGTACAGGTGAATATAAAACTGATAGATCAGATGTAACTTACGTTCAATGTAAGAATGAAAATCAGTTATTATTTGAGTTTATGAAGTTTTGGATTAAGAACTATCCAGATGTAATTACTGGTTGGAATACAAAATTCTTTGACTTACCTTACTTGATGAATAGAATTAAAATGATTGCTGGCGATAAAGTGGCCAATAAAATGTCGCCTTGGGGTTTAATTAAAAGTGAGGAGATTGTTGTAAGAGGTAGACCTCAAACCGTATATACAATTTATGGTATTACAAATTTAGATTACTTGGACTTATACAAATGGTTTGTACCACAAAGACAAGAAAGTTATAAACTTGACTTTATCGGTGAGTTAGAACTTGGCCGTGGTAAAGATGATATGCCATATGATACATTTAAAGAATGGTATACTAAAGACTTTCAATCGTTTGTTGATTACAATATACAAGACGTAGAAATTGTTGATGGACTAGAAGATAAACTAGGCCTAATTGACTTGTCATTAACCGTTGCTTATGAAAGTAAAGTAAACTATGGTGATATATTTTCACAAGTTAGAGTATGGGACACTTTGATAGCAAACCATTTAATGAAAAAAAATATTTGTGTGCCTCCAAGAGAAGAACATTTAAAAGAAACAAAATACGAAGGCGCTTATGTAAAAGAACCTCAACTTGGTCAACACAAATGGGTGGTGTCGTTTGATATTAACTCTCTATATCCTCATATTATCATACAGTATAATATTTCTCCCGAAAAGATTATAGGAGTTAAATCATCTGGCGTTTCAGTAAATAAAATGTTAGAACAAAGGACACCACTCACTCATTTAAAAACTGAAGGCGCTTGTATAACACCTAATGGTGCTTTATTTAAAACAGATGGTCAAGGTTTTTTACCTGAAATGATGGAAACAATGTACAATGAACGAGTTATTTACAAGAAACGAATGTTAAAGGCAAAAAAAGAATATGAAAAAACAAAAGATCCTAAACTTGTAAGAGAAATATCTCGTTGTCACAATATTCAATGGGCTAGAAAGATTGCTCTCAATAGTGCTTATGGTGCCGTAGGCAATCAATACTTTAGATATTATGATGTAAGACAGGCAAGTGCCATTACAACGGCAGGCCAGTTTATTATTCGTTTTATTGAAAGTAAAGTAAATGAATATTTAAATAAAATATTAAAAACACACGATAAGTTAGATTATATTGTGGCGTCTGATACAGATTCAATTTATGTAACACTTGACAAGTTAGTAGAAAAAACTTGTGAAGGTAAAGATAATGAACAGATATGTAATTTCTTAAACAAGGTTGTAGATAGTAGAATAGAACCATTTTTAGAAAAATGTTTTGCTGAATTGGCTGATTATACAAATGCTTTTAAAAATTGTATGGTAATGAAACGAGAAGTAATTGCCAATAAAGGTATATGGGTAGCTAAAAAAAGATATATGTTAAATGTATTAGATGAAGAAGGCGTTAGACTATCTGATCCTAAATTAAAGATTATGGGTATTGAAGCAGTTAAGTCATCAACACCACAAGTTTGTAGAGGTAAGATTAAAGAAGCCATTAAGATTATTATGTCTAAAGAACAATCTGATTTACACAATTTTATTTCTGAATTTAAAAAAGAGTTTTTTCAAATGTCGGCTGAACAAATATCTTTTCCTAGAAGTTGTAATAATTTAAGAAAATACAAACACGCTAATGATGTGTTTATTAAAGGCACACCTATTCACGTTAAAGGTGCTTTGATTTATAATCATCAACTAAAACAATTTAAGTTACAAAACAAATACCCTTACATACAAGAGGGTGATAAAATCAAGTTTTTAAAATTACTAGAGGCAAATCCATTTAAATTTGATGTAATAAGTTATATTACTAAACTACCTAAAGAGTTTAAACTCAAAGAATATATTGATTATGAAACACAATTTGAAAAAACATTTTTAGATCCTATGAGATTTATATTACAGGCGATTGGTTGGGAACACGAAGAAAAGGCCAGTTTAGAGGCATTTTTTGGATGATAACAGGTTTATTTTTATTAATAATAACTATACATTGGGGTTTTGCCACAGGAGCCATATTGGCTGCTAGAACTAATTTAAGTATACCTCAATTTTTAATAATAATATTAATGATTAGATATTTTATACAGGCTTATGGACTTTCAAACTAACAAACAATATGGAGTAATATATGCTGACCCTCCTTGGTATTTTAAAACGTATAGTAACAAAGGAAAGGATAAAAGTCCTGAAAGACATTATCCTTGTATGTCTATCGCTGACATTATTCGGTTACCTGTTGACCGAATTGCTAAGGACGATGCAGTCCTTTTAATGTGGGTTGTAGATCCACTTTTAGACCAGGCGTTTAAAGTTATTGACGCCTGGGGCTTCAAGTATAAGACAGTTGGATTTACTTGGGCAAAAACGAATCGAACTAAAATGGGTTTCTTTACAGGTTTAGGTTATTGGACTAGAGCCAATCCTGAAATGTGTTTGTTGGCTACTAAAGGCAAACCAAAAAGAAAATCAATGGGTGTAAAACAATTAGTGGTACAGGAAAGAGGTCGACATTCCGAGAAACCATTATTACACAAAGAGATTGAAGCTCTTGTAGATGGTCCATACATAGAGTTGTTTGCTAGAAAAAAGCCATTTAAAAATTGGGACTATTGGGGAAATGAAGTATGATTGAAATGTTTGGAGTAGGATTAATGGTTGCCATTTTTATGGTAATAGTGTATATTATACCTATTTGGTTATTGAGAAAATGGAATGATGAAGACCCTAAATAAAGAACAAGCCCTATATTGTGCTAATATATTCAATGACTATTTTAGTCAGTTTGATAGAATAGATCAGTATATGAGAGATCAAAAGTTATCTCAATTAGAAACAAATAATTCTGCTGGTACATTATTTGATGATGGTCCTGAAGAAGACTTGTTTAATAGTGACATATCACCTGAAGAAATGAACTTTGAAATAAAAGAGATTACTAATGAAAGATTTGATAAACTTTTAAATATGGTTTCTTCACATACAAATATGTCAAATGTTCCAGGTAAGAACTTAAAGATAGTTGTAATGGAAACTAATACACAAAAGATAGTTGGTTTTATTAGACTATCATCTCCTGTAATTAATATGAAACCTCGTAATGAGATGTTAGGACAAGTGCCTGATTTAAAATCATTTAACAAAACTTCTATTATGGGTTTTGTAATTGTGCCTGTACAACCATTTGGTTTTAATTATTTGGGTGGTAAACTATTGGCCGCTGTTTGTTGTTCACACGAAGTAAGACAAAAGATGAATGTTAAATATGATATGAATATGGCCTTATTTGAAACAACATCTTTATATGGTAATAGCAAATCATCAAGCCAATATGATGGTATGAAACCATTTTTAAGATATAAAGGCTTAACTGATAGTGACTTTATACCTTTAATACACGGTAAACCCTACCACGATTTGGCTAAGTTTGTAGAAAACAATATAGGCAAATTAGTAAAAGATGACGCTTCAAGTAAAAAACTAAAACTTACTATGGCTATTATTGGTTTAGTTAAAAGAAGTTTAGATGGTACAGATTTAGAAAATTTTAACACAACTATTAGTAATGCTAAAAAACTTACAGAAAGAAAAAGATATTATGCTTGTAATTATGGTATTAAAAACTATATCAATATTGTAAATGGTACAGAAACAGATATAGTCAAAGATGAAAACTACGACAAACATAACCTAAATAATATTATAGAGTGGTGGAAAAAGAAAGCAACCAATCGTTATAATAATCTTAAAAATGAAAATCGTTTGAGGAAAGAACTTGAAATATGGTCACCGGATGCACAAATACAGATAATCAGATGATAACAAAAAAAGATTACGAAGAATTAAAAGATTATTGGGACTTCCAAAGAAAGGTAGAATACAATAAAGAGGTTGTATTTAATATGGCCGATTCTTTTGAGGGTCGTGTATATAATGATTTTGGACCTGTCAACCTTAATGATATGAAAGAATTGTTATGGATGAGGGTAAAACCTGAAGATTATGAAAATCCAAGAAAAGGTTGGGTGCCTATAAATGAAAAATATAGGTTTGAATGGGAAGGCGAAGCTAATATGCCTAACTTTGAAATAGATACGCCAAAAGGTGATAGAATCGCTTTAAAGGCAAAAGATATTAAAAGGTGGCAAGAGGCCTTTGAAGACGATAATGGAAATAATGATATATAATAAGGGTAAAATTGTAGAACGGTACCATTTTAAGCCACAGGAGCTTGACAAAATTAAGAATTTCTGTTATAATGATAACATCAAGTGGTACATATTAAAATATAGTGAAAAGGAGATAATGGAATATGAGCAATTTTCTAAAGGACATAATTAAAGAAACAGGTAATGAGTACGCTACACTTGTAAGTGAAGGCGTTGATAGCGCAGACGTAACAAGTTTTATTGATACAGGCTCGTATTCTTTTAATGCTTTGTTATCAGGTAGTATTTACGGTGGTATGCCTGGAAATAAAATCACAGCAATCGCTGGTGAAGCCGCAACAGGTAAAACTTTCTTTGCTTTAGGTATCTGTAAACATTTTTTAGATACAGACAAAGACGCAGGTGTAATTTATTTTGAATCAGAAAGTGCCATCTCAAAAGAGATGATTGAGGGTAGAGGTGTTGATTCAAGTAGAATGGTAATTGTGCCAGTTGCCACAGTACAAGAATTTAGAAATCAATCAATTAAAATTATAGACAAATATTTAGAACAACCAGAAGATAAACGTAAACCATTAATGTTTGTATTAGATAGTTTAGGTATGTTATCTACTACAAAAGAAATGGAAGATACGGCTGCTGGTAAAGAAACAAGAGATATGACTAGATCACAAATAGTCAAATCAACGTTTAGAGTTTTAACACTTAAATTAGGTAAAGCAAATATACCTATGATAATGACCAATCACACTTATGATGTTATTGGTTCTATGTTCCCACAAAAAGAAATGGGTGGCGGTTCAGGTTTGAAGTACGCCGCTTCATCAATCATCTACTTAGGTAAACGAAAAGAAAAAGACGGTACTGAAGTAGTTGGTAATATTATACATTGTAAAAATTATAAAAGTAGATTAACAAAAGAAAATGCTCAAATAGATGTCAAACTAACTTATAAAAAAGGACTTGATAAGTATTACGGTCTGTTAGAACTAGGCGAAGAAGTTGGTATCTTTAAAAAGGTATCAACTAGATTTGAAATGCCAGATGGTTCTAAAGTATTTGGTAAAAATATCAATGATGAGCCTGAAAAATATTTTACAAAGGAAGTATTAGATAAGATTGATGAATATGCCAAAAAGAAATTCAGCTACGGATCAGACGAAGAATAAAAAAAGATACGTTTTTGTTCAAAAAGAAGGTGACGATTTTACTTGTATAAAAATCGTTGATGGTAAATTTGAAAACGTTATCTATAAGTACGGCAAAGTTGGATTTGCTAGAGATGAAAATCCAGACGGAACGTTGCCTATGAAGTTTGATTATGATATAGTAAGTAATCCTAATAAGGCAGATATTGATTCACAAGACTTTATAGATTTTATTGGTGATATATTAATGGAACAATTGGAAAAACAGGTAACAGATGGCACCGTTGTCTTTGACAAATAACGAAAGAATAGAAATAACTATTTTAAGAAACTTCTTTTATAATGAGGAGTTTACAAGAAAGGCTTTACCTTTTGTAAAACCTGATTACTTTACAAATAGAATAGAAAAACTATTGTACGAAGAAATAGATAAGTTTGTACAAGAATATAAAAATCTACCTACAAAAGAAACCATTTTAATTGAGTTTGGCCGTAGAAAAGATATAAATGAAGAAGAATTAAAATTAATTAAAGAACTTGTTATTAGTTTTACAGATGAAAAGTCTGATTTACAATGGTTGTTAGATACAACAGAAAAGTTTTGTAAAGATAGAGCAGTACATAACGCTGTATTATCTGGCATTAAGATACTAGATGGCAAAGATAAACAAAGACAGCCAGAGGCAATACCAAGCATATTAAGTGAGGCATTGGCCGTTAGTTTTGACAATCATATTGGACACGATTATATTGGTGACGCTGAAAGTAGATTTGATTGGTACCATACAAAAGAAAAAAGATATCCTTTTGACTTGTCTTTCTTTAACAAAATTACAAAAGGTGGTGTACCAAGTAAAACACTAAACATCGCTTTGGCAGGAACTGGTGTTGGTAAGTCTTTGTTTATGTGTCACGTAGCTTCTAACTTCTTAACACAAGGTCAAAATGTATTATACATTACTTTAGAAATGGCTGAAGAAAGAATTGCTGAAAGAATTGACGCCAATTTAATGGACGTTACAATGGATGATTTACACGATATGCCTAAACAACTATATGATAATAAAATGGCCAAGTTAAGAAGTAAAACAACAGGTCAATTAATCATTAAAGAATATCCAACAGCGTCAGCTCATAGTGGTCATTTTAGAGCATTAATTAATGAACTATCATTAAAGAAAAGTTTTAAACCAGATGTTGTGTTTGTAGATTATTTAAATATTTGTGCTAGTAGCAGATTTAAAGGTGGTAATATATCTTCTTATTTTTATATTAAGGCAATTGCTGAAGAATTAAGAGGCCTAGCAGTTGAGTTTAATTTACCTATCTTTTCTGCTACACAAACAACTAGAACTGGTTACGTAAGTACAGATATTGGTTTAGAAGATACTTCAGAAAGTTTTGGTCTACCTGCGACAGCCGACTTTATGTTTGCCTTAATGTCTAATGAAGAATTAGAATCTTTAGGGCAAATGAAAGTAAAACAATTAAAGAATAGATACAATGATCCTGGTTTAAACAGAGCATTTATTGTAGGTGTTGATAGAGCAAAAATGAGATTATATGACGTGGAAAATACGGCACAAAATATAGTAGATAGTAACCAAACAAAAGAAAAGGAAAGTTATCCTACACCTGAACAGGCTTATGATAAGTTTTCTGATTTTAAAGTATAATGGTAAAAAAAAGAATACAAAAAGTAAAGTTTCACAAAGGTGATAGACGGCCTAATAATGAACAACCAAATCTTTCTTATGTAAAGAAGATGAAAAAACATAAGAAAGATATTATATGGGAAGTCATTGAAAAACCTAATAATAATGTGATTGCTCAATTCTTTTTTGAAGAAGACGCTTACAAATTAGTGAAGTTTCAGAATAAAAACAAGGTATGGGAGCCTAATGGAGGCATACCAAAATTCTTATGGGTAAGTGTTTAGTGTTATAAATATTAGTAAATAATTGATTTATATGGAACAAGTGATTATAGTAATGGGAAAAATGAGAGAGAAATGTTTAGTTTTAAAGGATTTTTTACAAAGGAAAAAAATACACATTTAGAACATCTGGAAGACGATATAATAAATCGTGGTTCAAAAGGTGGTCAAAATGCTATTAATTTTCTTAATTCAATAAGAGATATGCTAGCTGGTTCTTCCAGTAGTAAAGTCAATATGTCCGTCAAATGGGACGGAGCTCCTGCTATAGTCTGTGGTATTAATCCAGAAAATGGTGAATTTTTTGTAGGTACAAAGGCCGTTTTCAATGTAAATCCTAAAATAAACTATACATCATCTGATATAAGAAGAAATCATAGTGGTGAATTGGCTAACAAATTATCTATAGCATTAAGAGAACTTAAAAAATTAAACATATCTGGTATATTACAAGGTGACTTTTTGTTTTCAAAATCAGATTTAAAAACAGCAAAAATAGATGGTGAAAATATGTTAACTTTTACACCTAATACTATTACATATGCTGTACCTATTGATTCAGATATTGGTAAAAGAATTAAAAGAGCAAGAATGGGTATAGTATTTCATACATCTTACTCTGGTAAAACAATGAAAGATTTAAAAGCAGGTTTTGGTACAGTTTCCGGTCGATCTGGAATATCTTCCGTGTTTTTAGCTGACGCTGCTTATAGAGATGTAAGTGGCTCAGCTAAATTAACATCAAGCGAATTATCAACCTTTAATGCTAGAATAAGAATGGCTGAAGGATCTTTATCAAAAGCTGGTTCTATGTTAGATGAAATGGCCAAATCTTCGTCTGATGCATTATCTGTAGGTTTTAGATTAAAGACTTTTTTTAATCACTATATAAGAAATACACAAGGTAATATGGCTAAAGTAAAAACACTTGTAGATATGTTTGGTGAATATTATGAAAATGTTTTACAAGCAGAAATAGATAGTAGAAAGACAGAAAGTGGTAAAAAGAAATATCAGGATATTTTAAAAAAGAATATGGTTTATATTAATAGAAACAAACAAGCCTTATATTTTGCTATTGCTTCACACGTTACCTTACAGAATGCTAAAAATTATTTGGTTAATAAGTTAAGTGAAATACAAAGTATTGGCCATTTTTTAAGAACATCTACAGGATATAAAGTAACAGCTCCTGAAGGATTTGTGGCCGTTGATAGAGTGGCTGGTGCTGTCAAGTTAGTAGATAGATTAGAATTTAGTAGAGCCAATTTTACGGCTGAGAAAGATTGGGTTAAAGGTTAATGGCAAGCACAGGTTATATAAGCGAACAGAATTATCAAATTGCTAGAGGCTTGATAAAAGGAGCTTCTTCAATACATAAGTTTGGTGCGGTTCCTGCTATGTCAATTAATACGACAGGTACTTGTTGGGATAAAAATGATACTTTATATCCTTGGTCAGCATTTTCAAGTGCGAGT